ATGGCACGCAAAGCAAGAAACGGCATCGTCTACCCATACAAAGTCGAACGGAAAAAGAAGCTGGCCGATGGCACAATCAAGGCTTACCCCAGCTTCGAGTTCAAGATCGACGGGAAGACCTACAGCTGCAAGAAGTACGCCGACGCGAACCGGCGTCTGACCGAACTGCTCCAAGAGCGAGCCAAATTCGGCAGCACCAGCAACACGTCAGTCACGTTGGGCGCATATTCGGAACAATGGTTGGAACGACGGCAGAGGGATGCAGACCCGAAGACGTTCGCCAACTATCGAACCATCGTCCGCAAGCATCTACGCCCATACCATTCGCAGAAAATGTCGAACCTGAACGCCGCAGTCTGCGACCGCATCGTAAATGGCCTTACCGTCGCGAAGACCATCGACGGCAAGAAAATGCACGTGAAGGCCAGTCTCAGCCTCCGCCGCCAGACGCACACCACGTTGAACCAGATTTGCAATGCCGCCGTAGCGGATAGGATTCTTCCCACGAATCCGATGGGTGGCGTTCCCACTCCGAAGGACAAGGACATCAGTCTTGCCGACGAACGCAAGAACGAAGCCCACGAGCGTACCGCATTCACCGACGATGAAGCCAAACGCATCCTCCAAGCCGCCAACGAACTAGGCATACGGAACGGCGCGAGGGAATGGTTCAGACTATGCACCGGTATGCGCCCCGGCGAAATCTTGGGGGCTTCACTCCAAGACCTCGAACTGACCACCACGGCAAACGGCATCCCCTACGGCGAATACACCGTCAACTGGAAACTGGAGGAGTTGAAGAAGGAGCACGGTTGCGGCGAACCAGACCGTAAAGGCGTGTACCCGTGCGGATACAAGCGTGGTGCCGCATGTCCGCAATGGAGGTGGCGTATTCCAGACGGCTTCGACATGATCGAGTTGCAAGGCCGCTGGTGTCTCACCCCGCCGAAATCGAAGCGTGGAAGGAAAGTGCCAATCATTCCCGCATTGGCGCAGACACTCGAAGCCTACTTGGTGGATACCGCCGAAATCCCGAACCCGCATGGACTCCTGTTCCGTCATGATGACGGCTCCCCTATCGAACCGGAAGAGGATATCGAACAGTTCCGCAAACTGTTGGAAGCGGCGGGAGTACCCAATGCGGAGCATAGGAGCCGTCACGAAACCCGTCATACCGTCGTTACCATCCTCATGTCAATGGGCGTGGATGTCGGACTGGTCGAGGAAATCGTGGGCCATTCCAGCCGTCTGATGGTCGAACACTACCGTCATGCCGGATTGAAAGAACGGTTGGCCGCAATGGAAACGATGAACTCCGCATTAGACTTGAAGCAGATCGAACAGAAAGGTGTCGTAAATGCCGCATGAGCTTGATGTAGTTTCGTATAGGGAAGGATACGGTCGAGGATTCGATGAAGCGTTGAAACTCGTAGAACGATATGGGTTCGTATTCAACGCACCCAGAATGGTGATAAACGGAGCCGGTTACGATACCTGGCATCCAGAAGACGAGTTCCCAAAGAAGATAACCATCACCGAACAGCAGTTGGACATTGAGAAACATACGGCGGTGCAAACTGTGGTGGATCACATCAGGGAAAAGTTTTGCAACATGTATCAAAACCGCTATTACGACCAAATGGGCCAACAAATAGACTTTGGTGATGGCGATAGAGCCAATCGAACCGCAGAATAGAAGCCCTAAAACGCAGAAACGCCCCTCCCCCAGCATGATGCTGAGAGAGGGGCAACTTGTACAGGACGCGTACTAGTTGGGCATAGTATTCTTACACTTCTCTAACATCATGTTAGAGAAATGAAAGGTTTCTACTCGGAATACCGTGCCTTCAACTCGCTGACGCCAATCAAAGCGCCAACCAGCACGGCCAGAGCGTTCAACGTGGCCACGATCTGGTCAACGCATGGAAGGTTCCATGCGGGACCTACCACATGCACGAACACAGCCAAAGCGGGCAACGCGATAAGCGCCAACCACTTCAGCACCTTGTACGCTTCGTCCGGCAGGATGTAGTTGTTTTCTTCGCCTGTTTCTTCCTGCGGCTTTTCGCCGTCATTCTGAGTCTCCTTGACTTCATCGACCATAATCGGTCTCCTTACCAGTAGAGGGTTTCGCCTGGATAGATCAACGCCGGGTTGCCCGAACGATAACCGTGGATGCTGTACATGTTCACTCTGTAGTATCCGGCGATGCCGCTCAACGTGTCACCGGAGCGGACGGTGTAACGGTGAGTGCTGTACGTGTTGCTGACCGGCTGACGTGCGACGCCGGTACCACGACGGCAGACCGTCTCGCCAGCGTAGATGATGTTCGGGTTGCCCGAACGATAACCTGTGTACTGGTTCCAGCTGCCGCCATTACGTGCAGCGATGGTGCTAAGAGTGTCACCACTCTTGACGGTCACGCAGACGCTACCGCAGTTCGTGTTGGCCGGAGCGCTCACTGTCGAGCCTCCACCCAAACGCTGGTTCACAATCGCCATCACACGGTCGTAGGCACCGCCAAGAGCCTGACGACGCTCGTTGCCGTTGCCGTACACGCCACGAATAACCTTGGTAGCCATATCGTTGTAGTCCGGCGTGGTAGTCACCTGCGGCTTAACCGGGTCGTGGCGAACCTCGGTCTTGGTCTTGCCGCGATCGCCGTTGGCGATCTTCTGCCAAGCGTCACGCTCACCGAAGAACAGGTTAAGGTCAAGCGGGCCGACACCGTTCAGATAGCCGGTAGACGCATACTGCACCATGCCCTCGCCCTTGCTGCCCGCATTCCACGGAGTGGACTGCCAGCCGGTCGCGTTCATCGAAGCGTACTGGGCCTTCCACAACATGCAGTGGGAGCGCACATCGGACGGAATCTGATACACGGCGCTGTCCTGAACGTATACCATGGGCCACACCTTGGTACGCGAATACACTTGGTTCACCCACTGGCGCACCCAGTCACCGTTACCCCAAGCATGATTGCCGTAAGACTCCCAATCCAACGCCAAGACGCACTGGCCCACATAACCGTTGAACTGGTTCAGATAATGGTTGACCTCTGCGGTGACGTTACCACCATCAGCGTAATGGTAGCCGCCACAAGCCTTGCCGGTCTGACGCGCCCAATCAATCTGGCTACGCCAAGACGGATTCACATAACCGCCACCCTCAGTGACCTTCACCACGGCCGCGTCAGCGTCCACCACGCGGGTCACATCAGCCGACTGCCAGCCGGACACGTCGATCACGTTCATGTTCGCGGACGCGATAGGCGCGATAATCATGCACAATGCGACAACAAGACCAGCGAACGGCAACCGCATGTTGCGTGGAATCTTCTTATGCTTAGGACTTTTCTTACCGAAAATCTTCAAGCAAACCTCCTTCAAAAATAGAAAAGCCACCCCACAGTGGGATGGCTTGTAAAGAGTTGGGTTGGGAGAAGTTAGTGGCGTTCTTCCAAGTATTTTTCTGCTGCTGCGACTATCCAGCAGTGCGCGTCCAATTTCTCCAATTTGGCGAGTTCGTATCGGACGGCCTCGCTGTGGTCGTGGCTTTGGTCACCGTAAATCAGTGAAATCAGCGTGTTTTTTATCGTGTCCCTGCACAATTCGTCCAGCCGCCCGTCAAACCGTTCGGAACGTTCGCCGAGCTGCCTCGTCTTAGCGAAATGCTGGGAAAGCACGCTGTTATACGGCAAGCGCTCGGGATTGACGTGGGCATACAGCCCAGTAGCCAATGATTCGAGCGCTCCCGGCCAGACTTTCAGGCCGAGCGTGATGAGCGCGCACGCGCCGCCCACACCACCAAAACCCGCTAAAAACGTTTGAAACACATCACATCTCCTTAAAATCGTTTAATCTTTTGGCATGGTGCTGCCATCGAAATAATTGCCCGGCAATCCCAACGAGACGAGCTGCTGCCACTGGTCTTGAGGCACGCACAAGCCCTTGCTCAGATTGACCGTGCAATTGTTCAGCCCGACGAGAATGCCGTGAGTGGTGCTGGCGGCGGTGAAGACGTAATCCACGCGACCATTCGAATGGACCAGCCCACTATCGCTGCCATTGGTGGTGAGACGCAAGCGCGGATTGTCGCCACTCGTGGACAGCATGTAACAGACGACGCTCACATGGTATTTCACGCCCGCCGTCAACCCCGTGAACGTGATGTCCGATGGTGTCGTGTTCGTCGTCTTGACGCTCACACCGTCTTTCGGCATGACGCAGTGATTAACGATGAGACTCATGCCACCACCCCCAATGCGAGGGTCAGGCGCGCGGCATCGTATCCCCGTCGAAATATTCGATGCTGTCGAGCAGGGTCTTGTTCGCCTGGTAATCGGCAAACGTGCAGAGGAGCATATCTGTCACTGTAACGGTCGGATTGCCTGACTTGACGGAATAATTCACTGATAGCGGACTGGAATTGTCGACGTACGTCATGTAGCTGACACGTTGGCGTGCGCTGAATTCGCCCTGTGTTCCGATAAACGAGACAGTGCCGCCTGTGACGTTCACATCGAAACTGACCCAATATGTCATCCCTCTCACGCTCGGAACGGTCGTGAGATGCACCCAATTGTTGGCTCTCAAGGTGATGGTCGAGGTTGGTCTCGTGCATAGGTTCGTTATCATCATCGGACATCACCCGCCCGACGGACGCTCCTATGCGCGCGGCATCGTGTCCCCGGTGAAGAAGCCCGGAAGCCCCCCCACGGCTTTATCGTAAGTGTCGGCCAATTCCAAAATCGGATTGGCGATATTCGCGGCACTGCCGTTCGGATAGAATTCGACACGAATCCGGCCACTGTCGGTGGAGTTGAATCGCAGGAGCAAATTGTTCACATTCTGGGAGACGGTGGCAGAAGCGATAATCTTGTTGTCGCTTGACTCGAGACTGTACACCGTGAGCGGATTCGGATTTTTGTCGTGTTCCGTCCAGAGGAAGCAGGCGAATACGAGTGCCGCGTTTTTCGGCACGGTGAGGTTGAAGCCATAACCGCCATTGTTGCCATAGATGCTCAGCTGCTTGGTGTTGGCGTTATATGATGCCTTCGCTTCACCGGAAATGTTTATATCGGCGAATGGGCCGGTGAAATTCGGATTGGTGAAATAGTTAATCCTCTGCATTATCCGTCTCCTTGGTCGCGTCGAGCACGTCGGCGGGAATCAATTTCATGGCCGCGTTGAGCTGACTGGTCAGGATTGCGATTTGCTTGTTGAGTGTGCCGATTTGCGCGGAAAGCGTGTCGATGACGTCGTTCGCGTCGGCTGGAATCTGAGTCAAAATGTCTCCTTAAATACGAAACCCCCGCAATCCGATTGGATTGCAGGGGTTGAAAAAATTGGAATGCTGGATTAGTCGGCGGCGGTCATCGTGTCGATACGAGTCACGGCCTTAAGCTCGTCGAGTGTCAAAGTGCGTCCGAGATTCGTCTTCACATCCGTCAAAGTCACGCTGGTGCCGGAATCATCGAAGGTCGCAAGCACGCCACGGCTGTAGTCGCGCCACGATTCGGTAGTGCCGTCAGTGCTGGAAAACTCCAATCCCAAACGGCACAATTCCGCGCGCACCGACTCCTTCGGCGGACGCAAGTCAAGCACACCAGACGAGGTGGGAGTCACGGTAGTAGTGGTATCGGCAGTGGTTTCAGTGGTCTCATCGGCCATAATCAATCTCCTTAATTCTGTTGGTTTTGAGGTCTCGGCATAAGGGACTCATAAAAGCGCTCCTCGCACTCATCCAGTGCGGTCTGGCTGGACTCGTCCGATAGGAAAGCGTCAAGGCCCTCGATGTCCTTGGTGACGCTGATGTCAATGCCACTCGACGGCTCCTCATCGGAGTCATCAGCGGACAGTGTGGCAATGAGATTCGCGTCCGTCTCATTCGACATGACCGGCAGACTCATGCCCTCACGCGCCTTATTGCGCGCGGCTGTCAGCGGATCGTCCAACACTTCCCCATCGGCTGAGAGCATGCTCACACTGGTGGCGGAATCCGTTAAAGCTGATTCCAACGCTTCGAACGCTCCAGTCCACACGCCCCTGCCGGTCTTCGGGTCATACCGGCTCGTGTCCTCCCTGCCCTGCATGATCGCCGCGATCGCCTCACGGGTCGAGGCCAATCCGAGCAGCGCCTTCCACGATGCGATCACATCGGGTGTGAAGACGAAACTGTCCGACCCGTTCACCGGCGGATCGCAGCGGATGATACACAATCCGTTATCATCCATTTCAAAAGTCGCTGACAACATTTCCTCCAATCATTTGACCAGATAGGCGAGGTATTCGGCGTACACGTCGACCGGGCAAGGCTGGTCGGCGTTATACAGCTTCAATGTGAAGCCGCTCTGGCCGCCCGTGTTCATCGGGTGCGCGATGATGCCCGCCCATTGCGAATCCGCGTTCGCGACGACGTAATAGTGGCCGTATTTCGTCGGGCTGAACGTGCAATCGACTTGCATGGAAGCGCCGGTCGCAATCTTCGAGCCGGGATTCGGATACCACGCCTTCCACGCAGCCTGGGCCTGGAACGTAAAACAGTTCGTGATGCCGCCAAGATAGCCGCCAAGATACACGTATCCGGTGCCGATGTTCGCGCCGACTCCGACCTCGCCGTTCGCGTCTTGCGCTTCGAGCCAGCACTCCGAACCGTTCGCGCTATCGCCGGACAGAGTGAGGAAAGCGCTGCTTTTCTTGCTCTCGTCCGCCTCGTCGTAATCCGTGTTCGCCACGGCATGCACTCTGGATGTGACGCCGCCGCTGCCGGTACCGCCTTTCTTGCGCGGCTTCGATCTGAGAGACATGAACGCGGCAGGGTCGTTCTTGCTCACGTGTCCGCTCCACAAGTCCAGTTCGCCCATCGCGCCGACCTGATTCGACTGGATGACAGAAGCAATGGCCGGATGCGAAAAGTAGGCGGTGGACCCGTTGTAGGCCGGGAATTCGATGCCATCACCGGTGAAAGTCTCAGATCCGCCGATGATGTAGGTCTGATAATCCGGGCTGATGCGCACCCTGTGCCCGCTCGTGCGGGTTTGGAAAGTGCCGGCCAGCACATTCGACTTGCCCTCGCCGTCCAGGTAGACGGTGCGATTGTGGTTGCTGTCCCACATTTGCAATGCGGTGCCGTTGAGCTTCATGCCGGTGTTCTCGGCCTCGGAGCTTTGGAAGACGGCGCCTGTAAAGACGTAGCCTTTGAACTGGCCTGCCGCCACCTTGTCGGACGTGATGGTGCCAGCCGCGATCTTGACAGCCGTCACGGAATTCGCCGCGAGCTTGTCGGCGGTGATCGCACCAGTCACAATCTTGGACGCATTGACCGAATTAGCGGCCAGATTGTCGGCGTTTACCGCGCCAGCAGCCAAAGCGGCAGTGGTCACGGCATTAGCCGCAATGTCGGACGCCTGAATCTTGTGGACGTTGAGCAGCGCCACGGTCATGTCTTCCGTGACCTTGAGCTTGCCAGTGGTCACCGAATTGGCGGCAATCTTGTCGGACGTGATGGCCAGTGCGACGATGTTCCGCGCCTGCACCGAGTCGGCGGCGAGTTTCGCGGCGGTCACCGCATCAGCCACCAGCTTTTCAGTCGTGACCGAATTGGCAGCCAGCTTGTCCACCGTGATGGCATTAGCCTTGACCTTCTCAGCGGTCACTGAGTCGGCGGCGAGATGCTTCGCCGCCACCGTCCCAGCCGCGAGAATATTGTTCGCCACGAGGTCGAATGGCTCGAATCTTGTACCGTCCCATGTCAGGACTTCCACCACACGGTCGGACAATGGCACAAGGACGCTCGGAGAAGCGTTTGGCGCGCCCGTCCAGTAGGTGTAGAAGTCGGCCAGCATTGATGGGCTTGCGTTCTTCTTCCCTTTCCAGCGCGTCCAATACTTCTGGGTCCTCCACCACATGTCCCCCGGCTTCAAGCCATCATGATTCGGCTCGTCGGGGCCACGGTAAATCAGATTCTTACCATCAGCAGTGGTCTGTGCCTTCTTGGCGGCCGCATTGGCTTGATTGGCCTGAGACGCTGCGTTAGCTGCGGCAGTCGCAGCCTTGTCGGCGGTATCCTGAGCGGTCTTCGCAGCCGTATTGGCCTTGACGGCGGCGTTCGCGGCGTCGGTAGCGGCCTTATCCGTCACGGCCACCCACAAATTGCCATTCCACCTTTTCGGCGTGTTCGCGCCATTCGTGGTGTCAATCCACAAGGTCGAAGCCTTGCGCATCGAAGCATCCGGCGCCGTGCCCTGGATGAGCACGTCGGCCTTGCCGTTAGCCACGCCAGCTGCGGCAGCGGCAGCGGTATTGGCCTTCTGCGCGGCATTGGCCGCATCGGTGGCGGACTGAGCCGCACTATCGGCGGTGGCCTTGGCCTGAGTCGCCACGCTCGACGCATTGGCAGCGGTGGTCTTGGCGTTGGCCGCGTCCGTCTTGGCTGAAGCCGCGTCGGACTTGGCCGCATTGGCTGAAGCGTTGGCCGTGTTGGCCAGCGTCTCCGCATTGCCAGCGGTCTTCTTCGCGCTTTCGGCGGCGGTCTGCGCGGCGTCGGCGGCGCTCTTCGCCTGACCTGCGGTGGCGGTAGCGCTCTTCGCAGCCATCTGAGCCGCATTGGCGGTATCCTGCGCGGTCTTCGCCGCACCATTGGCCGTGTCAGCTGTGCCTTGAGCCGTCTTGGCGGCGGCAGCGGCATTCTCGGCGGTCTTCTTGGCGTCAGTGGTCTTCGCGGCGTTATCCGCGATGTCGGACTTCGCCTGAGCGATTTCGTCGGCATTGCGCTCCACGTCGGCATAGCCCATGTGGTTCCAAGCGGCACCATCCCAGACAAGCGTGTCAATCACACGATCGGACAAGGGCACAAGCACGGAAGGAGAATTATTGGCTTCGCCCTGCCAGTAGGTGTAGAAGTCGGCCAAGAGGCTCGGTGAGTTGTTTTTCTCGCCTTTCCACCTCGTCCAATACTTCTGCGTCTTGAGCCACAGGTCGCCGACGATGAGATTGTCCTTCGGCTCGTCGGGGCCACGGAAAGTATGGTTCTTCGAATGGGCTTCGGCATACGCCTGCGCCGCCGACTCCTTCGCCTTCGAAATCTCACCGTTCGCCGTGGTCAGGTCGCTCTTGGTCTGCGCGATATCCTTCTGCGCCTGCGACAAATCGGTCTGCGCCTGAGCGAGCGACTTGGACGCCGCGTCGAGATTCGACTTGTTGGCTTGGATGTCCTTCTGGGCCTGCGTCAGCTTCGCCGTATTATCCTTCAACACCGTCTGATTGTCAGCCAAATCCTTTTGAATCTGCTTGACCTCATCAGGCGAGACGGCGGAAGCCACGGTCACAGTGGCAATCGCAGACCAGTCAGACTTATTGCCCGCATGATCGACAGCACGAAACGCATAAGTATGAGACGTGCCAGCCGTCAAACCAGTAATCACATAATCGCCGATACCGGTCGAGACGGCCGCGATCTCCTTGAAACCGCCATCAGCCAAACGTTCGCCGAGAATATTCCTATCCCAATCAATAGGCATAGAACCACCATCAGCGGTTTTCCCATCCCAAGCAACCGAAACCACGCCCAACTCGGAAGAAAGAATCGGCTTGGATGGGACCGGAGGCGGCGTCGTATCCTTGGCGACGGTCAACGCGAATACACTGGACCATTCGCCCATCTGATCTGAATACGATGGGACAGCACGCACTCTGATAAGAATCTGAACACCGCAATCCAGATTCGACCAAGATAACGTATGCTCAGTGGTCGTGCCAGCGGAATGCCACTCATACCCAGTCTTGTTCACACGATATTCGACCGCATACGACGTGATGTCCATGGCGGTGCCATCAGTCGCCAACGTCACATCATCCCAACGGGCCGTAACCATGCCACGCGCATACCCGTTCACATTGATATAAGCGTCGGAATTGGCCGACAGATTCTGCGGAGCCTTCGGCACGCGATGGTCCTTTTCAGGAGCCGGAATCGCACCAGACGCGCCACCCAAATGAGCACCACCGGTAATACCGTTCATACGCTTCGTCAAACGAACCGAGGAATCATAATTCTTATCGTTCAGAATCAACGAAGCCTTGAACCCAGTCGAGTCGAGTTGCAAAGTGACCTGTTGGACACGGACCTTCTCACGGTTCGCCACTGTAGGCGCGGTAATCCAATCGCCTATCGTGTAATCGATGAGCGGCAGACAAGACGCTTCGACCACGTTCACGGATCGCGTGTACTGTCCGCGAACCCTAGCCGCGTTAGCCAACGTCGGTTTGATGAGATGTTCGGCGGTCTCCTTCTTGTTCACACCCTGTTGGCTTGAATACAATTCCCAACCGCCCCAAGGCTTCGGGGCGTTCGGATTATCCTGGCGGAAATTAATATTGTCGCCACGTACAAGGATCGAGGAAGCCAGACCATCAATACTCTCATCGTCAGGAGCTTCGGACACATCCTGCGCAAGCGTCACCACACACGATTTGGACAAGTCACGGCAGACGGCGACGCTATCGGCGTTCCATAACAGCAGTTGCCGGGCATCGGTACGCCAATCGCATAAGCCGTTGTTCACCAGCGAATCCAACACGTCCTGTATGGAAATGCCAAGATCGTAATATATGCTCGGCAGCATGTAGCCCCACTGTTTGCCAGCGGAATCGGCACCGGAAGTGAACCGGCTGCAATCAACTTTCACGCCGCCACGATTCCAATTCTCATCCATGAACGTGCGCATGATCGTGCCAGCGTTCGCGTTCGCGAATTTACGGGTGCCTTTCTCGTCTCCGCTGGTCTCCAATCTGGACGTGTCCAGATTCAAAGCCTTCTTCAACAGCCACCCGTAGGAAACGCCGGTCAACGACACCGTGTTGGACACGTCCAAAGCGTTCCTTGAACGTGAGGCGATGACGAACCGGCCATTATATGGTTCAATCCAGCGTCCACCATCAGACACTTCCACGGCGATTTCCAAGCCGGTTTCAAGACGCCGGTCAAGAATCTCACCACGCAAAGCTTTACGCGAATAGCTGACGGTCAAAGCACCTACAGCATCATGAGTGAACGACACAGTATAGGAAGTCGGTTCAGGCAGCAATCCAAGCTTGCTTCCATTGGCCTGATATGCGACAAGACGAGATTTTAGAGTCTTACCCATAAGCATCCCTCAACTTAAAAAGAAAGAAGCCAGTGGAAATCACCACCAGCTTCTCTTAAACCTGCACGCCACATTCCCGGAACCAGTGGCCTTAACTGCAATCCTGTAGTCACCAGAAACATCAGGATTGACTTGCAACCTACCGGAAGGCAGATAATCCAATCCGACTGTCTCGTTCTGAGAACCGCCAGACCATGCGGAATCACTATCGGAACTCCATGCAGTCAACGATCCCGCATCCAAATACAAGTAAGGCCGAGCATCCACGCGCGTGCCAGACCATGTGATACCGGTACCGGATACCGTATCCTTCACCGTTATGCCCGTCACACCTTTCGGGAAACGAAACACCATGTCTGTTATGGGAGCGTCACCGCAACTATACGGAAGTTGAGTGGAAAGCACACTCGGACTAGCGTTCGGAACGCCCTGCCAGAACGTGTAGTATCCGGCGGACGGCATCACCGAACCGCCGGACATGATCTTCCCGCCGTTCAAAGGCAGTGAGACGGTCTCATGCGTGACGGAACGCCACCACACGTCAGGCATGGCGAACACGGCAGTGAACGGAACAAACCTGTTCGGATGACTCTTTGAATCATCAGGACTCAAAGAGGTCAACTCGACACGGGTACGCTGCTCGACACCATCGATAATCCGACTCATGACAAGATTCGGCATCGTGCATAACCGCATCAGCCTGGATGATTCACCAAGCACGTCAGGCTCCCACGCGCATACCTGCAACGACAATTGACGTTCCGAAAACCTAGGCGTCATGCCGGAAGGGATGGAACCATGCCGTTGCGGAACCGTCGAAACGGTACGGTCAACACTGATGGCGCTCAACAATGTCGAACCAACAGTAACGATGCAGTTCTCCGAATCAAGAGGAACATTATTCAACCTGTAGAAACACGTGGAAAAAGCCACGATACTCCCCTCTCACATGCCGATCATCGCGGCTTTGTCCAACTTCTGATTCGTCTGAACGGTGATTGGCGTGACGGTCGGATATTGGAAGTTCTGCGTGATGTTGTACGTTGGGCCACTTTCAAACTTGACACCGTCGGACGATTCAGACGAATAGTCCGACACGATGGAAGGCATAGAGACACGGGTCATACGACGTGCGTTCTTCAAGTACTGGCTTGGAATGTCACCACTCGAATTGATGGCGCTCATCACACCCTTGCCATATATGGCTTCCATGCTGTGTACGGCTGCGGCACGAACAACGTATTCGCCTGTTGACACGTCGGTGGAATCGTTCAAAGCGATGGAATCACTTGTGTTCGTTCCACGCCCGACGATTCTGCCGGTACGTGTCACATTGTCACCTTCAACCTCACCGCCTGTGGCACGTCCCTTCTTTGTTCCGAAAATAGCGTTGAACGTTCTACTCGCCCAACTCCTGCCTTCATTCCACAAAGTTCCGAGCATCCCCCAGAAGCTACCGGAGATGTTGCCGCCGAACTGCGCGTTATACGTGCTGCCATTCCACTGGTTCGCAGTGTTCTCTGCACTGCGTTTCGCTGGCTGGGTGTTGTCCCTCGCGCCGAGTGACGCGGTGGGTCGCAACGAACCGTAGGCGTTGGCGTCGCCTTTCACGTAGTCAATGGTCATCGAAGCAAGATCGGAAGCCTTCAGATTGGTCGTGTAGCCATTGCCATCCGTGCCTTTCTTGAACAAGTCTGCATGTTTCTTCACCTCGTCGGTGGCGACAACAGCCTGATTGCCATCGGCATCCAACACAATCGTGTACTTGCCGGAACCATCCGTACTCGCATTGTTCATCAAGTCGTTCACAGACGACTGAACCTCATCCGCGCTGGACAATGCTCCGCTGTTGATACCGTCAAGGACCGTGGTGAAAATGGCGGTATTGCCCTCACCGGGGAACAATGCCCGCAAATCAGACAAGTAGGATGTCAAATTCTGCTTCGACTGTTCGGTTTCTGTCTTGAACAAGGTCGTGACCTCTTCAGGGGTCAACCCATACAATTGTTGCAGTTTCTGAATCTCGGACTCAGGAACACCCATCGCCTTCGCCGTATCATAGAATTGGGTTGCCAACTCCTGCTGTTTCGCATTCACCTCATCGGTCGAAGCTCCGGAAGCAACCAACTGTTCAAGCCAATCATGCCCGGTTGTTGCAAGATTCTGCAAGCTGGTCTGAGCCAACTGTCCAGCCTCGGTCATGTTGTTGAACGAGTCTGCGGCATTGTCCCAAACGTTCTGTACGCCCAATTCCTTGATGCGTTGGATGGAATCACCCAAACCGTTGTAAATCTGACCGTATTCCGTAGCAACGCTCAAAGCGTTCTGCTGCGCGGTACGCTGATTGTTGACAATGTCGTTGTACTTCTGAGTGGCACTGTTCAACATCTGCTGACGTTGAGATTGTGTCGCAATGGCGATGGACACCGAATCTGAATCCTCGCCCATCTCAATCAGGTTCTTCGCATAGCCAACAGCATGACCATTGGCAACGGACGTGGCTTCAGCATTATCAATATACTGCTGACGTGCCTTCTCCATCACGGTAATGAGCTTCTTGGCCGCACCAGCCTCATTGCCATAATTCTGAGTCGCGGTAGCTGAATACGTGCTGTGCGCATCATACGTGGCCTTCAACTGGTTCATCATCGAGTTATAAGCCTTCGTACTGCCACTAGCAGCCTTACTCAGATCAGTGGTCGAAATACCCAACTTGTCGGCGGCTTCGGCAGTGTTCTTGAATCCAGTAGTCCAATCATCAAGCCAATTAAACCCAGTCTCCGCGTAATTATTGTCCTTGAACGCCTCCTGAATCGCGGAAGCGACATTGGATAATGCGCCGGCAGCTTCGGCTGCCGAATCTGGAATCTTACCCAACGCAGTCGCAATGTTCTCGGACGCACGCTCCGTGGCCTGAGCCTTCGCATTATAATCGGAATACGCTGAAATAGCAGCTGTAATAGCCGCTATACCCCAAGTCACCGGACTGGCGAGCGTAGACGCGAGCATCCCACCCAGACCGGATGCGACGGCCTTCACCTTACCCATCGCACCCTCTGCGGAACTGACTTTCGACACGAACTCGGAGACAGCTGGATTAGACGCCACCCACCCCTGAGCGACATTCTTCAACGTCACACCAGTACCGGCGGAAGTCACGCCCAACTCCATCAAAGCCTTCTGCCATTGCAGCGACTTCATCGTGTTCTCAACCACGGCAAGCTTCACCGTGTCCAAAGCGGTCTTGCCAGCCTTGCCGAACGTGGCGAACACGCCCAACGCGGCCTGAATCGGTTCCGGCAACGCGCTGAAAGCCTTAGCCACAGCCTCGGCGGCGGTAGCGATAGCCTGAATCAGCGGAGCAGAAGCACGAAGAGAAGCAGCCAATGTGCCGCCGAACGTCTTAGACAGTTGCCCGACAGTCGAAAGCAGCTGGCTGAACATCGGACTCACATCGCCAACAGCGTTGAACACCTTCTGGAAACCATCGGAAACACCAGACGAGAAATCGGAAATACCACCGCTACTGTTCTTCAACAGGCGGCTCACATTCTTCGTGAACGAAGCAATCGTCCTACCGGCATCACCGAAAACATTTCCCACGGTATGCCGCAGAGAATAGCCAGCGTCACCAATCTCGGAGAATGAATCACGCATCGCGGACTGCGCCACTTTAGCGCCAACGGCCCACGACTTCAACGTGTCTTGGAACTTTGCCGAATTGACAGCCTTATCCGCCTTCTGCAACTCCTTGGAGAAGCTTTGGATGCCATTCTGGTCCTCAGCCAAAGCGGAATACAAGCCGGAAGCAATACCCATGAGCGCTTTCACGGAATTCTTCAAATATCCAGCCTGTTCAATGACACGCTGCATCGACTTCTCAATCTCACCGGACGCGCGTGCGTTATCGACCCAACGTGCGAACTGATCCGCAAGCTCACTCACATACCGTGTGGCACGAGGGAGATACTGGCTAGTTGAATCGCCAAGATTCAGGAAAGCCTTGACAAGGCTCTCAACACCCGGTTCCAAATAAGTCAACGACTTATTCACATCGTTGAAAATGCTGGATACGACGCTTGTCTTATCGGCTTCCTTGACCATCTTGGTCATGCCGACGACGATTCGTCCCTCATGGTCGGCAAGAGTTGACATTTGGGGAATCAACGTGTCGGCAATGGAATCAGCCAATCCACGGATGGCCGGACGGGCCTGACCGTAGAACGCGTTAACCACGCTGTCGGACAGCTTGCCTAACTTTGTGGATGCAATGTCGATCTGCTCGCTCCAAGTGGCGCCCTTTTCGCCCCAAATCATCTTCACGGACGCATAGGCGGCGCCCAATCCGACGAGAGCGGCAGGAGCGGCCAATGCGGCCTTCGACATGGAAACAATCGAAGAGCCGACACCAAGCACGCTACGGGACATGTTGATAGCGCCAGCGGAAACACCGGCGAACACGGTACCCAATGCGGAGAAGAATGGAACCTTCTCATCCAGCGAATCCATGAAATTCACGAATTTCTGGAATTGGTTGTTGACGGCGCGAAGACCAGTCGCGCCATACGTCATACCATCCAGCATTTTGCCGAAATCAGTGGCATGGAGTTTCGCGTAAATCTCGACGGAACGAGGACGGGTGAGCATGGCAAGATGAGTACGGGCGCCAGCCGTTTTAAGGTCGATGTCCATTTCAAGCTTCTTATAATCTTCTTGAAGCTTCTTGGCCTTCTCACGCGCACGGGTCACATCCAAATCAAGATTGACCTCATAGTGGTAGTTCTTGTCCTTGCCGGCATGGAACGCAGCAAGATTCAGCTTGTCGATGGCTGACCGGTAGTCGGTCTCGATGTCGTTCGGAAGACTGCGGAATTTCCGCTTCAACGCTTCAAGTTCGCGTTCCATGCTTTTCGCGCCGTCGAGATAGACCTTCGCATGGGCGTCCATCCCATCGACCTGCTTCAGACGCTTGGACACGTTCTCGAGAACGTTGACGACCTCGGAAACATCGTTGACGTCAACACGGATGTTCGCCTTGCTGTCATGCTTCAACTGCTGCATCGCATTGTCGAGCTGTTCGACGAGACGGTTGGCGCGAGCCATCGAGACATTGTTGGAACTGCCCAGAGGCTTGACCTTCTCGATCGCATCCTGCATACTGCGGATGTGCTTCTTGACGTTATCCAAAACGTCGATCTGCTTGTTCGCGTATGCCGTGGTCAACCGCGTGTTGCGTTTCACCGCATCCTGATACGATTTGCTTTTCAGCGTGACCTTGCGCCAAGCATCGCCACCATTGGCGATACGCTTGTTCATCGCGGAAACAGCCTTGTCGGAAGACTGAACTTGCTTGCGCATCGTTCGCAGATCACGCAAAGCGTCTGTCAGCTCGACCTTCGGGGATACTTTACGTTTATCAATGTCCCGAAGCACACGCTTCAGATCGGAGTCATCGCCACGAATCTCAACATTCTGGACGATGCCATCATCCTCGATACGCCTTTTCGCCGCACGCCAACGAGACATGTCAACGTCAGGCGTCACACGAACATCGAAATCCTCATCGGCGTACCGGGCGAGCTTACGGCGGAGTTCTTCGCCAAAACCCTTGGTGTTCGGATAAATATCAATTCCAACGGAACCGGCGAGATACTCCACCATAAGAACCCCTGTTTTTCAATCACATGCCCAGAAACGCCTTCATCGACTCGAAGTTGGCGGAAACACGCCTATCAACGCCATCGGCGGCATGAGGGGGCATAATCGGTTTGAACTCAGGGTGCTTGCCATCCTTGAACTGCAAAGAGCCGGAAACCAGCAAGCCGACCTGATTGTAAATACCCAACAGCAGACTCGTATCCTGAGTGAACCCGTGAAAACTCAAACCGGAATCACTCTCGGACTCGGCGCGGGCACGCTCATCAGGATGGTTCAGCAACCATTCCCGATACAACGACTCGTCATAGCCGGCAAGACCGCCGATAAGGGTCAAAAGAAAACCGCCGTCATACTCATGCATGGCGGCGGGAAGATTCAGATTGTAGAACCTACGGAAATCACACGTAAGCTCTACCTTGCATTTCCGGTAGGCGTCCTTGACGCTTCGGATTTTCCCAAGGACGCACCATAAAATGCGTTAAGCAGCGTGAACACCTGCACCAGAACAACCGGACTCCGACCAGTGACCCACTTGTGGTAGGCGTCAACATCCTTGGCGATCTTCTCGAAGAAACTATCGCTGGCAGCCACCATCCTGGCTATAGCCAGACTTGAATCGACATCATCGGAAGTCTTCTTGCGGAACACGCCGTAACTGTCGGACGCCACGGCATCAACGACCATGAAATCGCATGTCTGCGCCACGGAGAACTCATGAGCCGGAACGAACTCAGGGCATCCGGCCAGTTCCTCGTGCTGTTCGACGAACTCAGCCAGCGTGTCAGGAATCTCCGGAACGGTCTTAACGGTGTTCTTATCAGTTTTGGAAGCCATAATCTGTAATCCCCATCAAAAACCCATCTGCCAATCGTTGGAAAGGATTGCCCCCGCACGGATGGGTACATGCGGGGGCAATAGGAAATCTCAGCCTTTCGAGGTCAAACCCGATACGGTCTGGGAGGAATCACCCGGATTCTTACCGCTGGAATCCGGGCTGGTTATTTTGACACGAACGTCTCCGGGGCGAAAATCTGGTACGCGCCAACCTCACCATTGGCACCGGCCTTCAGCACGCTAGTGGATTTCACGACGGCGTTGAAGCTGAACTCCGCGAAATCCTCATCGGCGAGGCTGACGTTATCGAACGTGAAATCGGTCTCCGGCAGATACAATCCGAAGCTCAGCTTGTCGGAATCATCGTAGGCGAGAACGAACAACGCCAGATGCTGCACCACGGGCTGCAACGGCACGACGATGCCGCCCTGTTCGCCGGCCCAGCCGCCAGTAACCTTCGTGATCGTGGCCGAATCACCCTGCACGGACGCGCCGGACACGGTGATGGTCGGAGCCTCGGTAGAACTCTTCGCACCGGCGACAAGCCACGTGTCCTTCGTGGTGGTGTCCCCGCCATCCTTGCTGAAGCTGATCTTGTTGTTGTTGGAGGTATGGCCGATATTCTCCCAATTCACGACGGAACCGCTGCCAGCGGCGGCAACAGTGCCACTATTCAACAAGAACGAGGAAACTTTGGTCGGAAGAGCGGTCTTCGCGGGAGCCGTGAACAACGTACCGCGAGACGCCTGAATCAGACCATCGGCATTAATAGTCATAATGGTGCCTTTCTACTTGAAATTGATAAAAGAAAAGGCCCGACCGATACCGGTCAAGCCTTGAACGAATCGCGGGCAGTCACAACAGCCGACAGCCCATACTCCTTGACGTTCTTGCCTTGATTCTCTTTCGAATCAGACTGTCTCTTCTGCGCCGTCACAGACACGGTGCCAACCGTTCCAGCTGTCGTGGACTCCTCGAACGGCCAACCCTGCACCGTCTTATACAAGTGACGTGCAAAACCGTGAGGATTGTTACAGTCAGCGGCCAAAACCGTGAACGTCACGCCGAAACGCCACAATCCACGGTCAAACTGTTCGGGAGCGGAAACATAATAGAGAAGAACCTGTCCACGTTCACCGTAAGCGTTCAAAGGCAAGTCAAGCTCGCTGCAAACCTTCACATCAGGCCACTCCTCGCACGGATACGCTCGATTCAACAGTTCATAAACCAACTGTTCCGCATCGATTGACTCACGAACGTCAATGGCAAGACGCTGAAAAATGTTGTCCGTCACAATCTCACCCGACTCAACGAATCAAACATGATATGTTTTCCCGGAATACGCGCTCTCGGATCACGAGGCCCATACTTGTGTTCAAGCCACCGGTTGAAATAGCCGAACTCCAAATGCGGAGCGATCTGCGTGCCATCACGGCCCATGACGGACATGACAATCTGATGATGCCAGCCGACTTTGCGAACGGAAACCTCGATCCTATCCGCAACACTTGAATGCGTAGCGGCCTCATTCGCCTTCGCGCGGACGGCAGACACGCTATGCACGGCGGCGCGGCGTGTAAGTTCCGGCCCATACATCTTCGCAATATCGGTAGCGACGCTACGCCGAATCGTGACCCTTCCCAACGCCACCCACCTCCTTCACCCATTTAGGCTCGGAAATGCCGCCATCAAGATAATCGCCAATAACAACACGACGTGCACGAACCTCCCAATGCCAGGAGAAACGAGAACCACTCCCACGCCACGTAGGAGCGCCGTCAGCATCGTAATAATCGCCCTTATACCAGATCCGGGAATAAATGTCGCCGGGCCATTCCCTCGCAATAATCTGCAAAGGAGTGACCTCTTCCAAACCGCCGGGGTTATCCGAAGATGGCGTCTTATCCTCAGCTCCAGAAATAGAGAACATGCCAGCCTGCTGCGCACGACCCTCAACACAGCAGATGACCTTCACCGGATCGCCAGTCTGCACATACTGGCCGCCGTGCGCGTCCTGAACATGCTTGCGAGGAATCACAACGACATAATCCGTGTCGAACAGCTGTTTCTGACCACCGTAATGGGTTTGGTCATCCTCGTAGAGGTAATGGCGTTCATTCGTATCATCGTCAAACAGAAACGCCATCATCAACCTCCATAACCGGGGTCGAAACCAAGACTGATGTGTGACATCGTGCCAGCGGATTCAGCGAAACCATTCAGAATCGATTTCTCAGCTTTCGACAAGAACAGCCGGGGACTTGGATCATAGCCAGGCTGATTCTGCTGCGGATCATGCTCCGTGTACGAGTAAGAACCGTTCGCTTCGGTTTTGAACCGGTTGAAACGTACTACGCGTAACACCATTTCGCATACGACCGACGCGAAATCACTTTCAGAGAGACGCCCTTTCTTCAAGCGTGTCCGGACAATCGGGCATTCGCTCAAACAGATGAGAGCGGCCTTGCGGCATTGAGCGGAAATCCAATCAGTGTCGAAATGCTCTTCAAATGAATCCGCGTCGGCGGAACCGTAGACGCGCATATACTTCAACCAGTCGATGTTGTCGATGATTGCCGTGCTCATACGCGCCTCCTACATCATGCGGTCAGTACAGTGGCCTTCAAAGTGCTGTTGGACTGCACAAGAACCGGCAATGCAGTACCGTTCACGTAAGCCTCGTATCCCGGAGTCGAAGACGGAGTATTCAGCACGGCTCCGATAGGGCCAGCGTTCTTCTCACGGCTGATGCCATATGCAGGAGTCTGAGCTTCAGCGGTCGGCCCCAACGCGGTGTAACCCATGTTCACGTCACCGAAAGCCGGAATCAGCAGGATGGTGTTCTCAGGGAAGAAGCTCTTGACGCCACCCGGAAGAGTAATCTTGGACTGGCGAGCGAAATCACGATACCTTTCGTCAACAACGTAAATATCCTGAATGCCGGTGTACAGGCTCAAAACGCTCTTCACATCATTCTCGGAAACAAGAGCCGGAAGGGTGGAACCCTGACCGCGGAACAAGTAGTTGATGATGGCCGCGTTGGACGTCAAAGCGTTCACAACCTTACGGGTGGTGACCATGATGGTAGGACGCGCACCCTTCTTATCGTCGATAAGGTCGGACCATGTACGCAAATCCTTGACCGGATCACCAGTCTTGTCCCAAGTCTTCGTAGTTGTCAAAGAAGTGGATAGTGCAGAATCACGTGCATAATCCCAAGCTGCATCCTCATTGGATTCTGTGATGCCGAGCTTCGCGTCAACGGCGACGGCCACACGCGCCTTCTCCAGACGGTAGGCCAATTCCTTGCCCAACTGAACGAAATAATCGCTCAGAGTGGTCTTCAAATCTCCGTTGGTCATGGAAATGTTGCCATTTGCGATGTCCTTTTCGGACACGCGCATACGCTTACGCAACGGCAGCATGGAAGTGTAGGACAGCTTCTCGCCGCCAACAGTACGACCATACGGTGCCTCAGCATCCCAAGTGGAGAACTTCATCTCATCAACCTCAGGATCATCCTGATTCGGAGTCCACTCGACAGACAAGCCGGTGAACTGGTCCGGCAGGATGGAAGCGAACGGCAAAGCTGCCGTAGTTGTCTGATAGGCTCCCAGCACGATGGCGGAAGCCTCGTCGGGAGTAATGATGTCCTTATTCAACAGACTCATTGAAAAACCTTCCTAATATGCGAAAACCCGCCATGATGGGCGGGTTTCAAACGGGTAGAAACTAAACTCAGGCAGTATGGCTGGTGTCACTTGCGGATGCGGCGGCAGTTGCCGGATTCAACACGGTCACATGCGGAGCTGCGGCGCCCTTGTCATAATCAAGGAACAATCCCTCCAACTTCGCCTTGCTGAAATCAACGGTGTACGGCAGATTCTTCTTATCGATAACACCCATATAGCGGACGCCGACAGTCGGATACTGATCCTCGAAACCGGTACGAGTGAACTGCACATGCACCTGAGACTCCAAGAAGCCGATGATCGTGCCATTACGGCCATCGGAAGCGTTCGGATCGTACGGGCCATAGTTGTTGGTTCCAGTAATCTGAGCCAGCGGAATACCGGATTTAGTCCAAGCCTCGTAATCATCGTCGGTAATGGACGCGAAGTAATCGTTCTCATGCGACTTGTCCTTGGTGAACGTAGACAAGTCAAGCTGTGCTTCACGCACACCATCGGTGATACGATTGATAAGCCAAGACTGGTCATCCTTCGGAGCGGTCTTGGCGACAGTATGAACCATCTGATTGGCCATATTTATCTCCTTATAAAACTATTTCTTGATTTCGGAATGCTTCACGCCGTAGTTGTAAGCGTCGGAAACGCTTGACTGCGGCTTGCACACATGCATGTTTCTGCTCTGCAACTCCTTCGCCAACTCCGGCGATGGCTCACATGGAGCATTCCCATCATTCTTTTTCTGCCCCGCTTCAACCGTTTCAGTCTTGCTCGGCATGAACTTCACAAAAGCGTCAGCCCATTCGGAAATCTTTTCCGGCTCAGTCTCCCCACACAAAGTGTCGAAAGCCTCGTCGGTAATCTCTGGATGCAGTTTCTGCGCCTTCAAACGGGCTATCTGCACGTTCGCCTTGGCAAGAGCGCCCTCAGTGTCGGCAAGCTTCGCTTCGGCGGCATTGGCACGATCACGATTCTCATACATCTTCTGCTCGTTCTCACGAGCCTGATGCTTCCACATGCCCAACTTCTCGGAAAGGTCATCCGCACCATTCTTTTGAGTCGCGGTATCGGCGGCTACAGGAGAAGTGGCAGTGTCCTTCGGCTGCGCGTTCACGCCCGTTTCAGGCGCATTCGTAGATGCCGCCGTTTCAGCGGTATTGGTATTTTCATCAGCCATTAGGCTTGAATCCTTTCAATAGTGTTATGCGGCTTCGCCAAGCATCGACCGCATCTGGTTGAGCATGGTCTTCTGCCATGCCATAGCCTGTTTCAAATTCTTGGAAGGCTTGAACGTGAACGTCCTACCCTCATAGCGGAAAGTCACCGGTTTACCGGCCTTCTGCACTTCCTTGTAACGCCGATTGAACTCGATTGCCCGATTCTCCATACGACGGCACTGAGCCAACGTGGATTTACGGTCAGGCGTATGCCAAGCGTCAGAAGCCTTCGACGGAACTGGACTGGGCGTATCCTTCGCATCCTCGGCAAGAAGCACAGGGCCCAACTCGCCATGAGTAATGGTCTTGACCTTCACCTGCTTCAACGCGGACGCGGTAGTACCACCAGCCTCGGCGTACAAGCGTTTCAAATCCTTCTGATTCAACTGGAAACCCGGATCGTAATCACTGCCAGCCGGTGCCACACCACAATGACAGTTAGCGTGCAACGGCAACAAGTCAGCCGTCGAATACCATCGGTCAGCCGCCACCACGCACAAGCCACAAGAACCCGTCTTGGACAGTTCGGGATGTAACACCCTGCGATACTCCAACACCTTGCTATCCTTGTACCGTTCAAGCGTGGCGCTCGTCTGCGCCCTCGAAACATCCTCGTCAACAGTGGTCTGCAAACGGTTGAACGCCTGTTCAATCCACTTATCAACCTCGCTGAATATCTCATCGGTCTTGCTAGGCCACGTTTCAGGACGAATCGTGGGGTTTTTCACCGCAAGACTCCGATACGTGTCAGCCGGACGTTGCGCCACAAGCCACGGATCGGTATTGTCACGAGGAAACACCAAACTAGGCACATCCCCCTTCGGAGTGACGCCCACAAGCTTCAACGTCTCATTCGCATAGGAGACGCCCAAACGGCGCACCTGCTGAATCAACGCCATCTCCAACAACGCCATACGGGATGCGACGGCAAACGTCATACCATCATTCCACCAGTCAGCGGGCGTCAGCATGTCCCACATTCTGTGGGCTTGACTCACATACTGGTTCACCAGCGTTGCACGAGCCTGTTCAAGCGTGTTAGACAACGATTCAAGCGACTTACCGGCCATCAGGACTCGGACTCGCCTTCATCGACAAGCTCACCCTCGACGTTCGGCAAACCATCCACAGCGGACTGGGTTTCATCATCCCAACCCGTAGCCGGTTCCACAGCAGCAACAGGCTTCGCATTACTCTTATTAGCCTGGCCGGAAATGTTGAACTGGTCTGCAAGACGGTTCATATCATCCTCCGACACATCCTGAGCGGTGAAGCCCATCTTGTGCGTGAGAATCGTCCTACGCGCCAACAAGCCACTCTGATACAACAACTGGCAAGCCTGAGCCTGTTCCAGCGAACTGGTCGTGTCCATCGGCTTCCACACCATCTCAAACTCGGACGCCGAAGCATTCGCGGTTTTAGACGCGGCCAAAGCCATACGCACCATACGCACGATAGGCTCAGAATCCAACTCGTTCATCGTCTGCACTTTGAACTTCAACGTCTCACGCTTCAACTCAGCACCATTGGCGGAACCCTGCACGTCAGGCGAAAGAATATCCAACGGAATGCCAGCGGCGGAAGCCAACTGCTTCACATCGGCCATGATGTTGTTCTGCAAAGAACCGGTATCAGTGGTCTGAGACTCCCAAATATCAACACCATCAGGAAGCTTCCACAACGCCGCAGGGCCAACCGCGAACGTGGATGCCAAATCAATAGGATCACCAGCCTGCTTGTCTCCGTCGATGACTTCCTGATCCTCTTCGGTGTACGTGGTTGGAACGGTGCCTTTGATGGCACGCTGTCGGAATGCTTGCATCATCGTGATGCACAAACGGTCGAACGTTTCACGGTCGATACGTTTCAGCATCGGCAGATACGGCTCGAACAATCCCTGCCCGTCAACCGTGCTCAAACGTACGATAGGGAGCGAATCGCATCCCTCCGCATAAGAGAAATCAGATGCTTGTGAATCCTCAGCCCACTCCCAATCGCTACCAGGCTCCCAAGCTTTCGCATCAGACGCGAACTTAGCAACCGACGAAACATCGTTAGGATCAACAACGGAACGATCATGTTCACGTTGTGCCGTCTTGGAATACACTTTCGTCGTGGTCTTGCTGTCATCAACAACAAGACGATACAATCGAATGACTTCCTTGTTCTCGCGGTCCAGATACGTGTATTGGATAGCAGCAGTCTCACCAACATCCATCCAGCATTCCCAAGGGCTGAGAGGCGTGATGAATCTCCCACGTCCAGCATTGGAAACCAAGCCAAACGAGCATCCGTAATCGCCTTTGTCTGGCAGCATATTGCGACGAAGAATAAAATTCAGGCCGCATTGTTTCGCCATCCTATCGGCATCAGTGTCCTTCAACGAGGAATCCTCGACCTTACGGAAACCATTAGGCTGCTGACGGTCGGTCACGCTCTCACTGATACGACGGGCGAGATTCACAACACCCAACTGGCGCATCAGCTTGTACACTGGGGCAGCGTTCGGATCAGTGCCTTGAGGCACACTGTTCGCATCCACCATCTCCCTGCCATCCTTGAACAGTTTCAATTCGGCAAGATACGGCAGACGAGCGCCCCACTCCCGCGCCAGATTGGTAATGACGTAAGCATCATCGTCATCATCGGAAGCGTTCTTAATCATCAACGAGTCAGACACTCGAAATCACCACCTAGTAAATTCTCATCGGAGCGGAACGACGTTTGACCTCAGCCAATTCCAAATACTTTCCACGAGCCGTGTAAGCCAACAGGCCAGCCATGCACGCATCGATCTTGTCCGGCGAATTAGGAGACTCCTTATAAATCGCATAACCAGTACGAGTCTCACGCCTACGAGCATTACGGAAATGATTCACCAACCGCGGATCAGCCAACAATGCGATATCATCCTTGACCGGCTTCGACTTACGGTCAGGCTCCGTATATGGGTAACGGAACGCGGTATGCGCGTTATCCAACGCAACCTGCATGTCCTTATACCAGTTGTTAGTCCAGAACTTGATCTTGTCGCCGCTCTTACGCGGCCCGACCTTCAACTTCTTCCCGTAATCCTTCTCCCAACCGCCAATCATCTGCTCGAAATACGCGACATCAGCGAAGAAGCCGACCACATTGTAGTTGTCCATCATCCAACGGGCCATGCCGTCGAACGCATCACGGTTCACACGCCAAGTGGCCTTCTCAGGCCCATCAGGAGCGGACTCCAACTTGATAAGGAACAACATGCCATCGGACACGCGGCAACCCACAAGTGCCGTAGAATCATCGGACACGGAACCATCGAACCCCAACGTAATAGGCTCACGTTTCGTCACGAACCGTTGCCACGCGCCATCCAAACGAATCGAATTGAACGCGGTATGCATTTCATCCCGATACAGCATGTGGGATTGAATGTCGGACTCCGTAAGCCAAGCATCATGCACGCTCGACAAAGTGTTGAAATAGTAGCGCATCGAATCCGCAGGGTCTGAATCAGGCTGGTAAATCTGATCCATCTGACCATTCAGGTCAATCCACCCATCCTTCGACGGGCCAAGCTCACCATCCCAATACGTGTGACCCTCGGGGTCAACACCATCAGCATTCAACACGGTCATACGACCATCGGGCAATATCAGATGATCCTTACCGTCCGAACTCTTCGCACTCGCACCATACGCGATCTGCAAGGCGCGGAGAACCTTCTTCTCGTCAGCGAAATCATCCAAGTCGATGTTCGCGTACACATGGTCGAAGTAGATGCCGCTACGATGCTTGATTTTGCCCGAAGCGGTATCCCACGCATACTTGTACGATGTTTCAGCGATGGACTCTTCGCCAGGCTTGTACATGGTGGACGTTTCAAGAATCCACGGGTCTGCATCACCTTTACGTTTGCCGAGGTTACGTTGAACGGTCTTGTACATGTTGCGAAGCTTGTTCGTGTTGTACAAGTGGGTTTCATCGCAGGCGGCGAACGTTTCCAAACCGCCATCCTTGGACGCGGCACCACTCGTGGTGGGAACAATCTCCCCACCCTCCGGCAAGCCGATACGAGTACGACCAACATCAAGGCCGACACCCTTCAACTGGCTTAAAGGGCCTTGATCGCAGTTGTAGTAAATCGAATCGAAAATGTTACCAGTCTGGCCTTCGGCGGTAGCCAAGCAGAGAATCTGCGGCATCTGCACCATGCGTCCAACAGGCTCACCCTTCGCATACGGGTAGACCTCGCCCAGAAACTCGTAAGTCTCCCCTTCTTCCGCCCAATGGTCGAACCTGCAAGGAGCCAAACCCTCGAACGCGCAAATGCCAGCGGCCTTACCGGACTTGTTCTTACCCTTCGCACGCGAATAGAACACACGATTGAACCTGCGGGTACCCCACTCAGTCAACGCATAAGCGTGAAGCATGAACACGTACTCGTCCATGTCGAACGTCTCAGGCAAGCCAACACCGCCACCACGACCGACACGGAAGAAAGTCTCAATCCACCAGACCGCGAACATTCCCATCGAACGAGTCAAATCCTCGCCATGTAATTCGGGAATGCGCGTATGCATCAGGCACCACCATCAATGACACGCAAACCCAATGCGGAAGCACGCTGCCTGTTCCGTTGAACGTTACGAGCACCCTCAGTATCGCCCTCATACGCGGAAGCCTTCATATCGTCAGGCTGCGGAGCATCGAACTTCAACCTCACACGAGCCTCGGGTGTAATGCCCAACGTGGCCTCACGCTGACGAATCTCGGAAGCCAACATCCAACGGCCCTTAGTCTTCGGACGCCAGAAATCATCCTTCAACAACGCCAAATCCTGAACCGCGTACCAGTCGGCCTCAACACCCATACGCTGAGCCAACGGACTGACACGAAGCGACTCATACCACTTCTTCGTCCGTTCAAGCCACTCCTGCCCATCCGGGCGAACAGCAGGAAACTCCAAACCCATCGGACTATCAGGCGCACGAAGAATCGGATTCCTCGACTTCTGCGCACCACGACCATTACCAGCCACAGCCAGCCTCACAATCCGCCCGTTTCAGGCAATACGCGAAGCTAGGACGTTCCACCCTCGCAACGCTTGTGAACCAGCAGACGATTCGCCAAAGTCGCACTATGCGACTTCTCCAACGGAACCTTCCACACGAAAGCGGCACCATCGGCACCACTCGAACCAACATCAACCGGCTCATGGCATTTCGCGCACAAGCCGCCACACTTCTCAACCACCTGAGAATCAGTAAAAGACTCAACAACAAGCTCGGACTCAAGCTCGGACACGTCAACCGGACGCACATACATAGTCGTTTCAGGCTTCACCGGCAACGACTTATCATCATCACGAGCACGCTTATACGCCACACGGCAACGCCCAGAACAAAACAACTGGTCGGAACGCTTCGGATCAAACCACGTATGGCATTGAGGACACATGCGCTGACGCAACGGCTTCAGCGGAGACCCCGAATAACGGTCACGGTCGTAATGCGAACGACACAATCCCTTCGCACACACCGGATTAGCGCAACCGGCAACCGCGCACATGAACTCATTCACTTGAAAGCCGGGTGAGAATACCAACGCTTCTCCCTCCGACTCCTACCCTTCGCACGACGAACCTCAGCAGACTCACCCTCGGTCTTCCGCTGATGATGCCAACGACACAACACCCACAAATTCTCAGGACGATCATCATCATGGACGGGATTACGAACCTTATGGTCAACCTCATTCCCATACCGTCCGCACAGGCGAACATTCCCGTAATCATCCTTGACCGGCCACTGGCACCTATGCCCATCCCGTTCAAGAATCATCGCACGGACACGCGGCCAATCAGGATTGAACCGTTCATCACGATGGGAACTAGACCACGCCACAATGCCTCCACAAAAACAGGGTTGGCCGGTGCTGAGCAGGAAAACACGCCAAAGGGGAAACATCCCAGCAGGAAAAGTTCTCAGATCAACCAACCCAAGTGCTCCGGGAGGGAGTCGAACCCTCACACCCTACAGGTAGCGCATTTTGAGTGCGCCGCGTCTACCATTCCGCCACCAAAGCAAAAGAACAAGCGTCCCACACTCCACCCACAACAGGAGCATGGGACGCTCGTTCAACCCCCAGAGAGCCATAAGGAACCAATGGCATCATCACAATGGCTTTTTACCGCCAGCCACGGCGCGCGGATGCTGAGGGAGTCGAACCCCCGAACCGTTCCCGGTCGCCACCTTAGCAAGGTGGTGCAATAAGCCACTCTGCCAAGCATCCAAAATGCAAGAGCCGCCGCAGCGACTCAGGAGACTGTTCCCGCAGACTAGGCGGGTCAGCTAAAACTAGAGCCGCCACAAGACGACTCCGAAGACCTTTCCCACAGCCTGTGGGTAGGCTGAGCACAGCATGTTGGACTCGAACCAACATCGACGGTTTTGGAGACCGTAATGCTACCGGTTGCACCAATGCCATATACCCGACTTAGTTAACGTCCAAGTCGGAAAGACGTTCGGCATGGTGGAATGGGCTTTACCACCAACGGCAAGGAACGTGAAACATCTATGCACCCGTTTGGCCGTGCCTCCCCTTCGGTCATCAACCACCTGATTAAGGCAGGGAGCCTCTTATCCCCCACATGTTCCAGCGGAGATATTCGAGCAATGCCATCGATCTCATAGGCAGCTACCCCATGAAACCTAGAGCAAACCCCGGGAATCGAACCCGGCAACCAAAAGGCTGTGCCAACAGGATTGCAGACCAGCCCAAAATAATAGGTACGAGTCCATGTAAGCCACGTCCGGGATAGACTGGTCGGATTCCACTGCTGACTGCATCACACCTAGGATACTCACGCTACGCGCAATGAGTGATAGCAGCCAGATATCGATGCGGACCCGAGCTGCGCTCTACCACCATCAACATCAATCCAAGGAACATTATACACAATATGTAGGGTGCAGAAACGGTTGCAACCACTAAATATGTGAAGACTTCGTAAGTAACGGGTAATCCAAAAATGTTCCAGCGAGCATTCAGCGTCAGCACTAGAGAGCCAGCGGCCTTGCTTTTTGCGCCGGGGGGACACTCCCCCACGGGGGGTGTTTGTTGCATGGTGCAACGTTGGAACGTTTGTGCGATTGTGTTTTGGCGTGTCGTGTGGTATCGCGCGGGCACGTTCCTCTTATGCGATCATGTCCGTGCCCGTCGTGGCCGTCGTGGCCATGGCGTGGCTGTAGCCGTGCCGTGGCGTGGCCGTCGTGCCCTGGATGTCGTGGCGTCCCTGGACATGGCCGTCGTGACGTGGCCGTGACGTCCCTGGGTGTGGCCGTGGCGCGGCGTGGCCGTGGCTGTGGTGTCCGCTGTCTTTGTGTCGCAGTCGTGTGGTTGCGACACGCCGACGAATGCTAGTGTTTGCAATGGTTTTGGTGGTGTCTGTGTTGTCTTGGTTTGCTATCTGACTGGATAGCGTGTATAGTGAGAGCCATCAAGCAAACGACAACGGAAGGAACAGAGATGAACGAGAGGCCACCACCACGGAGACCACCACCGCAAGGACGGTGACACGAAGCCCCCTAGCAGGCGCGGCATGGATGATTGATAACTGAAGAGTGGACGCGACAAGGACGCGACGGAATGCGACTAGGCATGATGCACCCTCACACCATGCAAGGCCGAACCGTCGTCGAGTCGCTAACGTGGCGCGGTGTCCGGCATGGAATTGTCCCGCGCTGTCTGAGTGGTCTACGATGGCCTTAATCCAAGTTAGGAGCAATGGCCATGAGTTTGAAAGAATTAAGGATGAAGCGCGGTCTAACGCAACGTGAGTTAGCGCAACGTAGTGGCGTGCATCATGTCGAGATTGCGCAGATTGAGACAGGTAAACGCAATGTTCGGGCGGTGTCGCTTGATACTGCACTGCGATTGTGCGATGCTCTCAAGATCGCTAATCCGCGCAAATTGCTTGATTCTGATTCTAAGTCTTCGGCGGAGTGATCCGCCACAGGGCTAGCGTAGTCTTTATGGCACGTCTAGCCCACGAATGAGTAGAGCCGGATAGTTGCAGCTATCCGGCTCGATTGCTCAGTAATCATTAACCAACTAACTAACTGACTAACTAACTAAGCCCTCTTATTCTAGCAAGGGGGCTGGAATGGAGTATCAAAATGTATACCGTTGATGAGACTTACAAGAATATCGAAGCCGAGTTCAAGCCCCGCAGCAAGTGGGACCAGGGCGTGAAGGATACCGCGCTGGCATTGCTTGATTCGCTCGACATGCCCGAAACGGTTCTTCCCGACCACTTCGGATCGCGTCGCGCGCTGTTGCTGAACGGCGCGGACAATTGGCGGGAATACAGTTACGGCGGGTGCGCTCTCGTGTACAACGTGGATATCGCCGCCCGGTTCTTCACCCCGTCCGAAATGCGCCGGTACATGGCTGATGGTCATGATGCAAGCATGGCGTTCCGTGGCGAGCCTCTGCTTGACTTGCAGGCGCGTGCCCTCAGCCAGGCGGAGCGTGTTATCAGCCGGTACGCGCGGGAACACTGAGGGGCAAGTCATGTGTGAGAAGTGCCCCATCGATCAACGTTACCCGTACTACGGTTTTCCTGTGACGCCAGATTCCCGCAAGCTGCGGGATGAGGCCGAGCGTTACCGTGAGATCGCTATCCGCTGTTTCGTTGCCGAGAGCGATTGTGCCGACGTGAAGCGGGCGGATGCGCTGTGGCGTGAGATGTGCCGTGCCGGTGATGAGGCGCGGTTTCTGTGCAGCAATGCGCGTCGTTTGGAGATGGAAGAAGCCCTACAGTGTCGGGCTATCGAATATCCCAATTGTCCTAATCGCAAGCGTATGCGCTGACTTGTTCCAGGCTTTCGGGCGTGAGCCTATCAATCACGCCCATATAGCCCGTTCGGGCATTACATTCCAACACAATCGAGGTGCTTTAAAAATGTCTTTTGTTACAGTTGATTTTCCTGATATTCGTGAATCTGATTCCGCAGAGTATGCGTATCTCGCCAACGTGTACAACACTACGTATTCACACAATCAAAACGCTTGGCGTTCGCCTGATGAAAACAGGCTTGACGGAACCACGTATGCCGCGTGGTGGTTGATGGATGAATACTATACGCGCGGTGAACATGCCATGATTGGTGAGTGCCGCCGCCTGTTAACGAAACGTTGCCGTGCGGAACTGCACAGCGAACACAATAGAGAGTTTTGCACCGGATTCTACACGGTTGTTGATTCCGTTCTTTCCAAGTGAGGTGTTCGCAATGCGTAAGAAGATTACTCTGCTTGTTGCCGTGCTTGTTGGCCTGTTGGCTTTCGGCGTGGCTTGTTCCACAGCGCTTTCCGATCAGCCGGTTGCCGATCCGCATGGCACGCCAGAGCAGCAGTGGACGTGGTGGCGCGAAACCTATGCCACGAAGGATTACAACCAAGCTGACCTAGCGAGCTACCGCGAGTTGTCCAATATCCCGCAGTGCGGCATGGAGGACGGTAGCACTTCGGACGGTTACGAACGTATTTGCGAGTGGCGTGGAAGCGTTGACGGCAATCATACCGGCACGTCATACGTTTTGGTTGACGGTAGCAAGGTTTTGGAATGGTGAAACCGCTCAGGGCCGTGCGGTGAACGGCCCATCAAATAATCAAGTTTTCATACAAGGGAGTTTTAAAATGTCGAACAAAGTTAACGGCCTGTGGGCAGTCAATTCGTCCAGTGTCTTCATGTTTTTCGATTCCGTCAATAGTCCGAGCGTGTGGCGTTTCGAGATGAAGGATGGTGTTGAATCATGGTGGATGATTCCGGGCGTGAAGAATGCTCAGGCGGTGCGTGGTGTTGCCGCCGCATATCGTGCCGATGGTGGCGTGTGGCTTGACCCTAACGGGCCTGATTACGCTCAGGCGGTGAGTGAGATCGGTGACGTGCCGTTGATCGTGGAGCGTGGCGATTGCATGGTTTCCCCTGATTGTGGGGATTATACGGCGCATGGCGTGAGCCTGTCGGACGCCGACCGTGAGCATGGTTGGGAATTGTCCTACGAGGATGGCGGCATGGTTGTGTCACGTGACATTTCATTCCTCACCCCGGCCGAGCGTGACCATCCTGAGATGTGCGAGACTTACGATGATTTGCCGGTTGTCACTCCGCAGACGGTTGAGCCTGAACCGGAACCGGCTGAGACTGTTTCACAGCCACAGCAGCCAATGAGTGAGCTTGGCGGCCATACCATTGCTGAGTTCGCGCATGAGTTCGATAGGATCTACGGTGTTCTCTACGATGCGGACGGCAACGGCCATTCCATCGATTACGGGAGCGATATCGACGCTTTCGACAATCAGGAGTATCCGCGTGGTGTCCTTGAGGCGTTCAACGCTTATCGTAAGGATTTTGTTTCGTCTGACCGTGAGTCGGCGGCGTTTATCCGCGCGTTGCGTTCTTTCGCCCCAGCTGGATCGGCTGCGGTTGAGGTTGTTGAGCCTGAGCCGGATACGGTTGAGATTCCTGAAGTGCCGCCGATTCCGTCCAATGATACGCCGAAGGTGATTGCGCAGCATGGCGTCAAGGCGCGCGTGGTCACGATTCCAGGTGGCAAGTCGGTCAAGGAGTTGGCTGACGTGTTTGGTGGATATGTGCATAAGCCGCGTGGCTTCCGTGATTCCAAGGGCCGTCGCGTCGCATATGTCGCGTTCGACGGTAAGAGTGGCGTGGTTGCGTACCGCGACTACTACCAGCGTGGCAGTGACCAAACGTTGGAAGAGTCCGTGGCCGCGTACCTCTCTCAGCATGAGATTGTCGAGGTGGCATGAAATGTCACGTGTCGTCATCACAGCACAGCAGGTCAAGGCCGCTTTGGAGGCTACCGGCTATTCGTCCATCGAGTCGAATGTTCAAGCCGTGTTGAGGGAGATTGGCAAGCGTCCCGCATTGATAACCGCGTATCTCAGCACGGTTATCAACGCGGCTGCCGACAATCTGCCTGATCCGCGTCATATGGATTGCCTGTTCTGAAAAGTTTGGCCGGACGGTATGCCTAGTACCGTCCGGCCATTGCAAACAGTAATTAACTCAACCAAACCATTTGCAAGGAGATTCTACCATGTCCCGCCATTATTACGCTGTTTATTGGCCTTACGGTGTCAACACTTTCAATTTCGACCATGAGCCGATTGGTACTGTTGTCCCATTCGATACGACTAAAGCGCGTGACGCTTACGTTGCTGCTGACCGGTTCGACGGTAATTTTCATAGGAGCGCGCCGGATTATCGATTGACGCGCAAGATGATGCTTGAGGCGCTGAGAGAGTTCCGTTCGTTGGATTCCAAGGGCTACGAAGGTTGGCGTGTGGATGGCGTCTTCTATGAGTCTCTTGGTGATGCGTACAAGGTGATGTTCGATGCTGATGCGCAGTTGCGTTATGACCTGTTCGGTGACGTTGATTCGAGGGAGGCGTGAGTGTCATGGAAACATTGAAATTGTGGGCTGATTTTCACGTTGGTCAGCAAATGTATGCATATGACCATTTTGATGTGGTCGAGCGTAAGCGTTATTGGCGTCCCGTGTCGAAAACGTATCTTGTATACGCGTGGCTGCGTGACCTGATTCGTGGGATGCGTGATGCGCGCTTGGGTGGATTCCAGGGTTGGTTGTACTGCGTTGTCAAGGATGGCGGGTTCACCACTCAGGAGTTCATGGGGTTCAACGATGAAATCGAGGTGTTGTGATGATTGACGTGAATATGCTGCCGCGTGAGCTTACCGGCTATGTGGGTCATGTCTGCGGCCTGTGGTTCGGCAGTTATTTTATTGATTTTGAGCCTGTGTTCGTCCATTCCACGGCGGGCATCATCGGTGAACTGTACGAATACCTGGTGGATACGGTTCAGGACAATTCGATGAATGGCGGCTTGGATTATGAGGATGCGGAAGAGTACGCGAAGTTGGCGGCTACCGTTCCGTGGTCTATGGAAGAGATTGACCGCGTGGCGGAACAGTCTTTCCGCTACGTGTCTGACCGAACGTTGCAGGTGGCTTACGCCTTGTGTGTCCTCACTTTTGATGCGATGTTCCCGCAGAAAATCGAGGTTGTCAAACCGGACGTGCGGGAGACGTTGTTGAGCGTGGCGTTCCCGCATGATTGGCAGCGCCGCATGGCGGAGTCTGACCATGATCGCGTGAGCGTCTACCGCATGGGTTTGGAATGCGTGACGAAAGCGTATGACAAGGTTTTCGACCGTCTTGGGGAGGCTGACTGACATGACGCGCGGCAAAAACAGGCGACTTCGCCTCATCCCATCCCACCTTCCACTGATCCGCGACAAACTCGTGGAATACGAGCGGGTCGCATTAAAGGAGGAGATGGCTGCGCACTCGCAATACGAGCGGAGCATGGAAGCGGCTTGGAATTTCGCTGATAATCTCGCCGTCGCGCAGCTTTGGTGGATCAGCCGAGACATGACGATGCTGGCGGAAGATACCGTCCGGGCAGGTGATTTCCCGAAATCGGAAGCGCCGGCGCAAAGCGGGCTTATCTTCTTCGACGGGGATGTCCAAATGGTCAGATTCCCCGTGACCGACGACGCGACGGGAAGGAAGGTCGGAGACGCCCATGTGTCGGCGCTCTTCTGGCAATGCGACGGCAACGGCGATATCGAATTGATGGGATTCACGGACCATCCATGCGCTCTGAAGGAATGCGACGCGAAATCATTCTCACTGCCGGTCATCAGATTCGCCAACGGCATTTTCAATGAGCATGTCGGCGGTTTCCGATGGTTCGGCGATCTGCTGCGCGCGGTGTGGGCGTTGAGCGCGGAACCGCATATCTGCGAGGCGAAACCGGCGAAACCCGATATGGCGCATCCGCTGCCGCAGCGTTTCGACCCGGAAATCCGCAAGGTCAAGATGCTGGTGCTGCGTGAGAATCTGCATCGTCCGTGCGGAAGCGCCGATGATGACGAGCGGGTGCGACGTGAGTATTCGCATCGTTTCATCGTGCGCGGCTTCTGGAGGGATCAGGCGTATGGGCCGAATCATTCGTTGAGGCGCAGGCAGTGGATTCCGCCATTCGTCAAGGGTCCAGCCGATAAGCCTTTGATCTGCAAGGAGACGGTGCGCATATGGAAACGGTGAGCGACATGATCGCCGGCTTTCTCGCCGGCCTGACGCCGGGTACGAGGGCGGGGTATCGGAGCATCGTATCGCGATGGCTCCGCTGGTGTGCGGATAATGGCATCGACATGCTGCGGGCGAAGCGCACTCATATCGAGGTGTTCGCCGCCTATGGCAACGGCATGCGGCCAGTAGCGAAAAACACGGTGTGCAGGAATCTGAGCGTCGTTTGCTGCCTCTACCGCTATCTCTGCGAGGAGGGGTATATCGACTGCAATCCTGGCGAGCATGTGCGTAGGCCGAAAATGTACGGCCATTCGGATGGCACGTACCTCACCCGCGAGCAGGCTAGGCTTTTTCTGACCGAAGCACGCGGTATGGGTGCGCGGACGGATGCCCTGTGCAGTCTGCTGCTGTTGACCGGTGCGAGGGTCGGTGAGGCGCTTGGGTTGGATGTCGAAGACTGTCATCTGAATGACGGGCGTCCGTGGGTGCGGTTCGACCGCAAGGGCGACTGGTCTCAACGTGTGGCCATTCCCTCCGATGCGGCCGAAGCTCTCGCACGACTCATTGGCGAACGTAGGCGTGGTGCGGTGTTCCGTGAGGATTCCGGCGCACGTCTGCGGCAGCAGACCGCCGTGGGCATCGTATCGTCCGTGGCATTGCGCGTGGGCGTGCCGGATATTTCGCCGCATTCATTGCGGCGAACGTTCTGCACGCTCTCCCGTGACGCTGGCGTGCCGGACAGGGACATCATGGCCGCAGGCGGGTGGAACAGTCCGCAGATGCTCGACTATTACGACATGTCCCGTCGCGGGCTGAATGGCAAAGCTGGCGACGGATTGCAGGATTATCTAGGCGAGGAGGATTGATTTGAAATCCAAGGGTGCTATTTACTGAAAAATAGTGGGGGCGGTTTTTGAATCCGCCCCCATTCATGTGCCATTGTAGATCACTCAGAACCACTTCATCTGTTTTCCTTCAACATGTTCCCGTAGATGCGCATACCGGCTTTCATGGCAAGTTCCGGCGTACTGTAGCAGCAGCACTCCATACATGGGCCTGATAGCGGGTGAATCGTCGGGTTATCAACGTCGAGGTCCACGCGGCATTCCTTGTAGATCACGGGAATGTATACGCCTTCATCCTCGATAATCATGATCGCACTGTACTTGGGTGTGTCCTCGTCAATATGCCCAAAAGGCTCGAAATTCGAGAGGTCTGGGGACGGATTGCCGTCACCTGTAAAGACGAAACTCTTCGTGACTGAAGTGTCATCCACGGTTCTCCACCGCCTTCCCGTGCTGCTTGTCCCACTCGTCCAATGCTTCGAGCACTCTTGGTAGTCCGAAATAATCGTAGGTTTCGCTACCCTCCCGCCCGTTGCGCGTCACATACCCGATTGTCAGCATTTCGGGTTCGTCGCCGCATGTCTCACAGGCTGCTGGGCAGTACTCGCTGTAGTTGTAGCTGGTCACTCGTACCGGCTCGTCCTCGCTTCCGTCGAACAGTTCCGGCGATTCCACGGCGATCACGCGCATAAGCAGTTCGTTCGTTGATTTATTGATGGTGTTTTCCGTCATACTCCCCTACTTTTCGTTGACTTCGATTACCAGTTCTGTGTCACCACGCACGGTCGCCTTGATATCGTCGTTAAGCTGATTCGACAAATGCATGATGATGTCGGTGACAGTTTCGTAATTCAGTTTCGGGACAACGCTGATGCTCCCATAGCCGTTGGGCACGGCTTCGATATCGTTGCTGTACACCGGCATGGAGTATTGCGTCGCTCTTAACTCCTTGAGTTTTCCTGACATGACGGCTTCACCATCGTCCAGAATGGTTACCTTCTTGCCTAAATGCGTGGCGTTCAACTGTTCAGCCTTGATGATGACCTGTTTGCTCATTCCGAATAGCCTCCGATGAATTTTTGGCAGTTGGAGTCCAACTCGAACTCTTCGACGTACACGCCCTTGTCTCCGTGAAGCTCTTTGTGTTTGAGTGCGAACTTCCTACGTTTGAGATTGCGCACACGTTTGACCGCATGCTCTCGCGTGGCGTAAACGCCCATGACACTGACAAAACTTCCATAGAATGGAATGTCCCCGTGGTTATCGATATCAGCGGTGACGATGTAGATTCTCATGCGGGTATCCTTTCGTAGGATACCGTGGATGTTTCCGGTGGGAACGTGGTGCCTTTGCTGTTTGTGATCCGTTCCAATTCCATGAACTCTTCGACCGATATGGTGACGCTGATGTTCGTGCAATCATCCGTTATCGTGACGTATTCAGTTGGCGTTTGATGCAGTACGCCGTTTTCGTCATAGGACACGGCATCTGTGTTGATGATTTTCAGGATCACGCCATTCATGACGTTCTCCCATGTGGTTATCAGCTGTGGCGGATTACGTATGCCCTCCGCTTCTGCCTTGTCTGTGCTTTCGTAGTGGAATCCGAGTTTTATCAGCTTGTCTATAACGGGGGTTGTTTTCTTGGTGAAGTCGAGTACCGTCATTGTGTCTCCTTCTGTGATTCTAGTTGATGCCGCTGCTGCCGAATCCTTTATCGCCACGTTCGGTCGAATCCAGTTCGTTGACTGGCTCGAATTGCATGTGCGCGTATGGTAGGAACACGATTTGCGCTATCCGGTCTCCCTCATGGATTTCAAACGCCTGTTCGTCCATGTTTCGGAGGATTACGCAGACTTCGCCACGATAGTTCGCGTCGATTACGCCGGGTGCGTTCATCACGGTGATGTTGTGTTTCAACGCCAAGCCTGAGCGTGGGCAGACCAGTCCGACATATCCGGCTGGAATAGCCAGTCTCACGCCCGTATGCACGAGTGTCTGGCTGCCCGCGCAGATGATCGTATCCTCATTGCTTCTGAGGTCTGCTCCACCATCGTTCGTGTGAGCGTAGCTGATGTTATTGGTTTTGCCGCTGATATGCATTTAGTCTCCGAACTTTTCGAGAATGAGTACGCCTATGACGCCGATAATCCAAGCGATTATCAGGATGATTGTGATACCGGCCAATGCGAGTAGTGGTATCCAAATGGGTGCGAGCACCCATATCCACGAGTATGGGAATTGGCCCCCGATTTTCAGGAGTGCCAACATGCCGGACAACAGTAGGAGGATTAACGAGCAGTCGATGTTGATTTTCAATTCAATCCTCCGTGTAGAAGGTGATCGTGTGGAGTTTCTTCTTCACGTCGAATTGTTCCCCGAACATGCCTGATTTTTTGACGGGTTTGATCACGTCGCGCATGTGATGCGCGTGATAAGTGACGGTCTTGCCCTTGTCGGTGATGCTGATAGTGGCGGTCATCGGATTACTTCTTCCACTAGGGCGAGATTGCTTGCCTGAATGGTTTTGCTGACGCCGTTGCGAAGGTTCTTGAACGTGAATGAAGATGGTTTCATGCAGTTCGCATCCTCGAAGTCGATGATGCATTCCATGTCATCCCAATGGTCAACCCATTTGGAGCCGGCCAATCTGGGGTCTGCGCGAGTGTAGACGATGACGCCTTTCTTATGGTCGGTGTGCGAGTATGCGAATCCGAGATCATTGAGTTTGACCGCGTATGGCGGGTTGGAGAGGTCGATTTTCACTTTGCATCCTTTCCAACGAGTCCCCAAATATCGTCAACCGGAGTGGTTTGCTGCATCAGCATGTACACGTCCGCGATACGGTAGATGGGATGCCGCCCTTCCTTGCGTACCGGGGTGAGCTTGCCCCTGTGCGCCCATGATTTCAACGTGTTCGCGGATACGAGGTATCCAGCCTGTTGGAGTTTGCTTCTGATGTCCGAAGCAGTCCCCGTGTAAGTGCTGTGTTTGATCTTGTCTTGCATGAGTGTCCTCAAAAAGTTGATGTTCCAAACGTTCCTGCATCCACGGCATTTGACTTGTTTTGCCGTCTCGTCAGCGCTTAACGGCATGTTGCAGTCAGTGTTGGGGCAGTTGCCCAAGCTAACCGTATGGCCTTGATTCAACAGGCGCTGGCATTTGTCGCGGGCGATGCGGATTTCAAGCGCGTACACGGGTGTTGCCGTTGAGCATAGACACGCGGGTTCGTCTTGCTTGTTTTTCTTCACGGCTATCCGCTGCGCCAACACGTTCAACGGATCGTGATTCAGGTATTCGACGCCTAAGCATTTAGCGAACGCGGATAGTGTGCCCCACACGCTATCATCCCGTTCGTCTCCCTCATACAGCAGGTCGAACACTTGCTCCCTCAATGGCGGATTATCAGAGTATCCTCCCCCGCCACCGTTAGCGTCATGGTTCTTGTTGATGCGGTTCATCTTGTCGGTTTCCAAAAATCCGATATTCTTCATGAACCATTCCAAGTCGGCTAGGAGCCGCTGTTCACATTCAGGGCAGAGTTGCCTGGTATCGTCTCGTTCACGCCCGCAACGCAACAGTTTGCAGTCAGCCAATCGCACGCCTTCCAAAATCATGGTATGTTGATTCCGCACCGGTGCCCGAAGGCGTGCGATTAATGCCGGAACATGTCTAGTATACCGGTTGCACCCAACCTTGCAACCGGTATTGGATTAACGTCTCAAACAGTCTCCCGCTTCCGTTTTCTCTTCTCGGGATGAAGCAGGTAGTAGTTGCGTTCGTAGGCCGCCTGTTCCTCACGGCTGAAATGGTGGAATGTCGGACGATGCGCAAGCTTGTATCGGCGGTTGCATTCCAAGACTTGCTCACGGTGTGTCATCCGCCACTGTCGCGTGTGCTCACGTTTCCGTGCGAGCTGTTCCGCAGTAAGCTTGACCGGCTTTTTCGACGCTTTCGCCTTCTTCTTTCCGACTGGCGGCTTCTCAGACGGCTTGCGCCTACCACGACGAAGAACTGCTATGTCAACCGCGAACATTTTCATGATCTCGTCGGCGGTAGGCTCATTCATTCCGTTTGCTCCAATGATTTTGCAGTAGTCTTCTCGATCACGTACAACACGACGGCCTCATTATTGTCCAATGCCAGTGGGTTCGCTGCCGTGACGTTGATGATTTTCCACCCATCATCCAGATAGTCGATGAGTTTTGAATCATTCTGCACGCGCACGCCGTTACCGTTGAACTTCGTGTATACGGGGATTAGCTCATGTTCCATTATTTCGTCTCCCCGTCCTTGCCGCTAGCATTGTTCCAGTCGCAGGAAAGACCGCCTTCCCCCTTGTAGGTGTTGAAGTTGATGCATGTAACGGTTCTGCCGTCGTGCAACTTGATTCTGCACTCATCGGCCGTGAAGTCGCCTCGCACATCAATGCAGTTGCTACCGTTCTCAGCATCGTCAGCATCCGCTTCGTTCCCACATCCGGCCAGTGGGAAAACCATTGTCACGGACATAAGCACGGCCATTAGCCCTCGTTGAATATTCTTGTTTCCTATCATTTCGTCTCCTTGATTTGCTTGATGATTCTCTCGTATGCCCGATGATGGAATATTCGCGCCCGTAAGACTGAACATGGTTTCCAATGGAATAACTCGACTTCACTGGCGTACACGGGTAGGAACCATTTATGACAGTCCATGCAGTACATCAGGTCGGAGTGGAACGTGACCTTCGGATGCGGATGATCGTATCCACTACCGCAGGATGCCGCGACGAAGCATCGTACTGAGTTTTCATCCTTGGTGGGATACCCGTACACATAATCCCGTCTCATTCCGTCACCGCATGTCGTTCCACTTCGAGTACTTCTTTCGCCCGGTCGATGTAGTCTTCCTGATATCCGCAGATTTCCCCGGCGTAATCCCACGCATCGTCTTCGTCCTTCGCCACATAGTCACTATCGACGCCATCCCATTCGTAGCTGTCCCAGCAGAGCCGTTTCGCCAAAGTCAAATCATCATCCATGCCACGCTCGTAAGCGTTGGCCTCGTCAAGCATGATGCTCAATTCGTCCTCTTTCCGTTCGCTTCGATCATGGCGTACAGCATTTCACTCGCCGGACGCCGCCTGTAGCTATTCCGCTTGTCTCCATAGGACACGTCGTACAGGCATCTGAGCTTGTCCCCTTTGGTCGTGGGCACCAGCACTTGGTCGATGTCTCGCGGAATCTGGTGGCTCACGCGCAGTTCATCCGCAAGCTCAGGCGTGGTGACTAGATAGTTTTCGTCACCGTAGAACGTCAGCCCGTGACCCGATTTGAAATCAGCCATGCATGACTTGACTTCATAGCAGGAGAAGTGCCGAGTTTCACACTGCTTGGTTCGAGCACGTAGCCGGGCGTGAAAGGCTTGAATCCGATGTAGTCGATGCGCCTGTTCCGTGGTGTTCCAAGGTCGAAGTTAACCTCGCTAGCCCAATAGCTCACGCGATTCTTCAACCTCTTCTCGACCAGCTTGGACAGCATGGCGGTGGTTTCAGTCCTGCTCATTTCTTCCTCCTGAAGTACTTGTATTCATCGTGGTGAAACAGGAACAGGTGAAGTCTCCACGCCTTGACTGCCAACAATCCCTTGAGTGTGATCGCATACCCGCCATGGACACGCTTCATGAGCTTCCTATCGGCCAATGATTCAAGCTTTCGGGGAACCTCTTGGTTCCCCACTTGCTGGCTCCAGATGCGGCTCATTCCCTCAGCGATATACAGGCAACACATGTCCTTGTCGTATTGGCTAATCATCATTAGCCTCCCTCTCAAGGATGTAGACGTTCGTCGCGGTAACGGCGTTATTACTCAATTCCGTTGTCGGCATGGTATCCACCCGCAGAATCTGCCAACCCTCGTTCAGCAACTTTTCAAACACACCCATATTCATCAAGGTGCGCTCATCGCCGTAATCACTCCAAAAAAGTGGGCAAACCTTGTACCGTTTATTCATTTCGCGTCCTCCTTCATGAAGACAATCCAGTGTGTTCCCGTGCGGTTCGGCTGCTTGTTGCCGAAGAGTGGCTTGTGCGCTGTGAGCTTGAGAATCTGCGATACGGGTATCTGTGTCTCATTCCATTTGAAAATCAACACTCCATGCTCTTTCAGGACGCGGAAGCACTCGCTGAACATGGTCTTGAGGTCAGCTTTCCACGTCTCTTGGTCGAGGCAACCGTATTTCTGCGCCATGTAGCTCGTTTCCCCCGCATTGCGCAGGTGGGGCGGGTCGAGCACCACCATGCGGAACGTCCCGTCGGGGAACGGCAGGTCGCGGTAGTCCATCAGCATGTCCGGCTTGACATCGAACCTACGCCCATCGCACAATTCCCAGCTCTCATCACGCACATCACCAAAAAGCACCCGATCATCCGATTTGTCAAACCAGAACATTCGGCCGCCGCAGGCGGGGTCAAGAACAGGCTGATACGCGCTCATTTCGTATCCTTCCCCTTGTACTCGTCCACGAGTTCTTTCCACTGCCTGCTTGCGAGTGCGGCGTGGCTGAACCAGCTGGTAGAGATATGTCCACGTGGACATTGGAGCCGGTAGACTGTGAGTGTTGTCCTTACTTTGCGGCTCTCGTGGTATTTTTCCGTTTGCGATGCCTTGATTACTGGTAGTCTGCCGCACATTGGACACCCATATTCGTTGCGTCTGCGTTTGAACCACATAACTATTCCTTCGCGTCCTCGCTTTGATTGGGTACCTCGGAAGGCATGGTGCCGGAATAGCCGAGCATGTGACGGCAGTAATTGATTACATGCTCGTAAGCCGTCGTCATTCCGTCGTAAAAGTCGTACACTTCTTCGTCTGGATTATCAGAAACGTTATTAGCTGCGTCCCACTCTTTTTCCAGAAAGCCGATGACCTCATGCAACGTCTTGTCTTTTACATCATTCATCATGGGTTCCTCCCTTGCTGTTTGCGAGGTATCAGCCGGGTTCTCCTGATCGTACATGGCTTTCACCTGCTTGTAGATGCCCTCCAGTTCCCTGCCGTCGAACTCCACAGTCAGACAAGTGCCAGCCTTGTCAGTAAACAGGTAAGGCATTGTTTTGAAATCAATGCTTCTCAACATTTCACTCTCCTTCTTCGTTGAACGATGCCTGTAGAGTGTCCGCGAACACATGCAATGCGTCTTTGACCTTCTCGTTGAAACCGTCCGGCACGTCCGCCGTGACATGTCCCTGCTGCATGTTGTCGAGCTTGTTGTCCGTCTTCGTGTACATCGGCACATCCACTTCGACGGATGCAAGCTCGATCTGCGGATAGTCGAACGCGCGCACACGGAACGTGACCTTGCTCGTGCCGACTTTCACTCTGTCGCTCATTGGTGTCTCCTTGGGTTGATTGTTCTGATGGTTCTTGCCGGACTCTCATACGCGGTACGCACCTCATACGGCCTGTGGTGGAAGTCGGCTTTGGAACGTGCCGCGCCCACAGCTTCGTCCAGTGAGTCATACACGCGGCATGTGTGAACTCCCGTATCACCTTGCGGCCAGATGATATAGCCGGTCTTGCCTGTGAAAACATTCATTTGACCGTCTCCACCGTGTTGCAGCCGATGTATTCGCCGTTATGCTTCAAGCACGCCCATGTCACGTCACCGGTCTTGACGGTTTCCATCTGGAAGCCCGTGCCGGTTTTCCCGCTGGAACCGGCTGGCGATACGGTGGACGCGATGAAGATAATCGTCATGCAGATGATCGCGACGATGATTACCCGGTCCCGGTTCATCACTCACCATCCTTTTCGATGACGGCACCCATGGCTTCCCGATATTTCTTCGTCCGTTGGAACCGGTCGACGAGCATGTTCGCGGTCTTGTCGATGATCTCGTCCTTGCGTTCTTCGAGGAAGCTTTGCAAAGCGTCCTCCATCATGGTCTTACACATGTTTTCCCGCGAATACGCGTTGGTGTGCGCGAAAACAGTGTCCATGGTTTCTTTGACGATCTTGTCGAGCACGTCCTTGTAGGCGTATTCCTCGATGCGGTTCTGTATGGCCTTGTCGTCAATGCCGATGGCGAACTGCACGATATGTTCCATGATTACTTGCCTTCCTTTTCGATTTCATTGATCTTGTCGGTGAGGGCTTCGAGCACGTCCACGCGGTCTCCCCACTTGAGGTTCCGCCAGAACTGTTCGAGATCAGCCCAGTTCTCGGCCTGTAGGATGCCAAGAAGCCTGATTGCCTGAGCTTCGAGAATGTCGGCGTTCCGTTTGCAGCACGCGGCGAAGAACGGCACATTATGCGTGATTGCGTCATTGATGAACCAGAGCGCCTTCTTGAGGTCTTCGACACCGTTCTTGTGCTGCCAGCGGAAGCAATACTGCACGGCTTGGCCCCAATCGCTTGAGAGCAGTCGGCTGAGTTCGATGCACTCGAACGGGCCATCCTTGTAATGTGATGGATTGATATTGTCAGTCATTTGATTGTTCCTTTGTCGATGAATATTTGCCGTCTGCGGTGAGATACACGAGTCCATGCCAAGTCCGTACCGGCACTTCCAACTGGTCTTGAAACGATTTCACACACCATCCGTTCTCATAAGCGATAGTCGGATGCATGTGAACGAAACCATGACAGCCCGTCGTACCCGAACCGCAAAGCAGAATCAGATTCTGCACTTGATGCTTCTCCACCCTCGTGCATTGGCTACGGAGTTTCCGATGATGCCGGGAACCACCAACCGCATACAAGCTTCGGCCACAACGCACGCAACGTCTCCCATCACGATCATCAACCATGCGGCACGTCTCCTTGGATGGATTGTCACTGCTCACTGGGGTTCTCCTGGAACAATCCCTTGTTGTCTTCAACCAATTGGATGCCCTCACCTATCCATCTCATGACAGGAACCGCCATCGAATTACCGAGCGCCTTGTAGCGTGGACTATCCGGCGCGTGCTTCTTCCCCTTCCACGGAATATCCGTCCATCCGTCCGGGAAACCTTGAAGCCTTTCGCATTCCAACGGCGTCAACCTGCGAACCGTCAAACCATTCATCGAATCCTCCGTATGTAGAAACTGGTCGTTGCGTGTGCTGAGCGTGGCGGAAAGCTCTTCCTGTCCCAGAAATCCCTTACCCCCCCCCGTTCCTCCACCGCGTATCTTGAAGGTAAGGGCCATTAGTCTCTCCCATCGGCTGTCGGATAGATGAATGGGGCGTCTTTCCCTGCATGTGCCATCAGCGTCGGCGCAAGATTAAAGCACCGTGCCGCGTTCGCCTGACTGTCCGCACTGCACATCACTTCTCTCTCTCTCGATTTCAACCACCGCATGTCTGTCAGTGGAAGTCAATGTGAAAGCGCCGTTTTCGTCCGGGTCGGCAACACCAAGCTGATTCCCGCCGTTCATTGCTCCGCGACCGATGATGTTTCCTGCCACCTCGTAGACGGCTGGATTATGGTCAGTGCTCAATGTCGGATTGAACGCTTTCACAAGTGGAACGTTGTTTCCACCGGTTCCCATGTGTCTGGTGAGAGTGTTCGACACTTCTGGATGGTTCGACACTTTGAAACGGCCATCCTGCTGGTGGAAGTCCAGCATGACCGCCTGCTGGTTCTGTCCGCCATGCTCACGCGCCTGCAACGTCGGCATCACGCCGTCAGCCGCATACACGCGGCGAGCCTGGCTCTCGCCGGGTGTCAGGCATTCTCCAACGTGTGAATCTGCGTTTCCAATGATGTTCGCAGTTCCACCGGCAAGGGTTTCCCTCTTCTCTCGGCTCGACGCAGAATCCCAGCACAGGCTTTCGCGCTCAAAAAGAACCGGGGCGGCACGTCGCCAGTCTCTAGTGTTGACGACAAGGAACACACGCTCGCGTCGTTGGGCCACACCGAAGAACTGAGCGTCCAACACTCTCCATGCACCCCCCCCATCAGGCCAGAGTTCGGCCACGGCCTCAAGGAGCGACTGGAAAGCCCGTCCGCGTTCAGCCGACAGTACTCCGGGCACGTTCTCCCATACGATCCATTCCGGATCAATTTCTGCGCAAGCTCGGAGATATTCGAGCATGAGCTGGCCGCGTGGATCGTCCAGAGCCTTCCTGAGTCCGGCGATGCTGAATGCCTGGCAGGGGCTTCCTCCCACAACGACATCTGCTGCATGGTGGTATTCCTTCCAATTAACTTTCGTCATGTCCCCTAAGTCTGGGACGTTCGGATAGTGGTGTTTGAGTACTGCTTTGGGGAATGGTTCGATTTCGGCGTATGCGACTGGCTCCCATCCGAGTGTTTGCCATGCGACAGTTGCTGCTTCAATGCCGCTGAACAGGCTGATGTATTTCACTAGGGTTCTTCCTTCTGGTTTAGCTCATTGGCTTTTTTGACGGCTGACGCCATGTCGGTCACGTCATCCTGCGATTGGAGGTGCAAGGCTTTCAACGTGTGTTCGCAAGCCCAAGTGTGGACGTGTGGCTTCGACGGTGGGATACCACCCATTTGCGCCCGGTTCTCACACCAGCCACGCCATAGGCGTATCCAATCCCCCACGGTGCTGATTCTGGCATAGTGGCGGACGGAGAAAGCGTTCCAAGCATCCTGTAAATCCAAGTTCGGGTAAGCGGTTCGCATCATGCTGTCCGCCGCCGTCAACTCCGTGGAGTCTTGGAACATGGCAAGTGTCATTTCTTTGGAAGAAGAATAATATTCTTCTTCTTTCTTATCGGGTACGGGTACGGGTACGGGGCATGCGTTTGCCATCGGTTTGCCATCGTCTTGCCATGCGTTTGCCATTGGTTTGCCATGGCATTTGCCATCGGTTTGCCATGCGTTTGCCATAGCATTTGCCATCGGTTTGCCATTTTTGCCATTCTCGGGCTTCTTCCAACGACGGCTCGCACCCTTCTTGCCAGCTTCACTCCGCTTCCTGCGCTTGGCATCCACTTCGTCACCGTCCGGCTGATAGTCAGCCCAATCATGGAACACGTATTCGTCCTTGTCGGCGTCATACTCCCACAAGCCCGCATCGCAGAGTTCCTGAACCGAATCATCGGAGCAACGGAACATGGGAATCATGTTCGCTGGGACACGTCCTTTTGTCAGCTGTTGCGCGGCCCACGTGCCTGAACGAAGCCATAATGCGGTGGCGTCATTGGACAGCATCGCCGTCTTCGGATTCATGCAGAACCCATCATCGACCTTGAACCACATCGCCCGTTAATCCTCTCCTCTTGTGATTCCGTTGTATGCCATCCAGATGGCCTCCTGCCGTGGCGTGGTGCAGGGCAGATCGGTGTAGTTGGTGTTCGCCCAGCCGCTTCCCACGTGTGGTTTCGCCATCGCGTCCAGGGCTTCAGCGATTTCAACCAAGTCCGGTGGCGGGTCAAGTTTCATCACAGTTCCTTTCGCAAATGATTTCCAACGTCGGCTTGTACGGGTATGTGGACTGGTCGGCGTAGTAGGCGTCCCAGTAAGCTCCGTAGTGTGGATTGTCGGCGGTGCTTTGAGACCGGAATGCTTTCCTGTCCTGTAGGAGTTGGACGATATGGCGTCCCTTGTCGGTCAGTCTGAGCGCATTGCCGGATACCAAGCCGCGCCGTCTGAGCGCTTGAATCCACAGCCACGGTTTCTGACCTGTTTGAGCTTCCGGCATTCGACCGGTACGCCATATGCTGACAAGCGCCTCATGCTGTTGGCTGCTCAAATGGATGCCGTTGACGTTGACTGCTGGAAGAATCATCGTCCACCTCCGAGCGGCAATCCACTGTTCAACATGCCCGCCAATTCACCCAATGTGAATCGGATGAACATTCGAGTGCCCGAGTCAACGCATTCCATAGACGGTTTGGCCGGTAGCAGAGTCTCGAACTTGTCCCACACGCTCAGACTCGTGTACGCGGGTTGAGACGCGATCCACTCACGCTCGTCCATCACGTCAGCATCGAACATGCCATCGGCTTGTATGACGAACGGATATTCGGAATCAATGTCACCAGCCGACAGTTCAGCCTTATCGAAGCATTTCACCATCGGCACGTTCGGATTGGCGAACGTCGAAACACTGATCGGCCGCCCCTTGTAGTACAGGTTCTCAACATGGTCGAGACGCTTATCGTCCAACGCCCAAGCCAAGTAATCCCAGACACGCAGTTGGAACAGCATCTCACCGGTATTCAGGCTGGTTTCCGACATCGCTTATCATCTCCTTCGTGTTTCTGACGAGACTTTCCAACCCGCCGTGAATGTCATGCAAGGGTTCTATATGGATTTCCGTATGCGGCTCATAAGGATTGCCGCCGTATGTCAACGGCATTCCCTGCCGACGTTTGACAAGCCGTTTCGCCCGTTGTCCCCATGCCATACGGTCGGGTTCCAGCATGGCGCACAACGTGAGTTTCACCTGCTGGTCATCCACGTAGGCCAAACCGTTCAACGCGTCCTTGACGAGCTTTTCCAGATTGTCCAAATCCGGTTTCCCATGACGCCCCTTATAAAACATGAGAATCATCATCACGTCCCCGTCCAATGGTTCGGCATGAGGGTAGAACATGTGGAATTGGTTCCGCACCAGTTCCTCAGCATCCCTCGTATGCTGGGGGGTCACAGCCCGATACCCGTAGAATCGTGGACGGCCCTTCGCGACGGGTTCGCCTGGAATGTCGAAATCATAGGTCATAAATCCCATATGCTCGCGTCTCCAATATCATCCCAATAGTCTTCGGCTTCCGACTCGCATTCAGGACAAGTGGGGCCGTAATATTCGACCCCATGCTTGTCGCACCATGCGGGTTCGGTAATCCCAGAGAGCGGAACCATCAGAACAGTGTCGCCTCTCCAAGCTTCTCTTCAAGATCGCGCATCAGATTCACCGACGCATCCCAATAGGAAGGCTTCAATTCAATGCTCATGCCCTTGCGGCCAAGTTTGATTGCCTCGTACACGGTCGAGCCGATGCCACCAAACGGGTCGAACACAAGCTCGCCCTTATTGCTCCACAAGCGGATGCACCGTTCGATGAAATCCAATTGCAGCGGGCAGATGTGGCGTTCGTCGGTGTTCTCTCGCCCAAGACGCTCGTTAAGCGTGTTGGTCTCTCGAATGTTCCACCAGACCGGCTGCGCCCAATCAATCCATTCCTCGTTGCTCACATCGTTCTTGATCGGCACCTGATTCTCGCCCGGCTTGCGGAACATCAGCAGATAGTCAGACAACGCGGGACGGCTCATGCTGGAATCCTTGTTCTTCGTCACGAACATGAGAGCCTGAGCCTTCGTGCGGATGGCCTGAGCCTGTGGATTCTTGTTCACGGTGACTTCACCGTGGAAAATCCAACCGTTCTCCACATAGGCTCGAATCACATCACCGCGGAAGTCGGTCAATCCAACCACGCCGTCAGCGGTCTTCGTGGTCACAACCTGCTGCACATGCACGCAAGCGATACGGCTCGGTTTCGTGACCCTCAACAGTTCGCGGATGATGTACCCGTAGTTCTCGATGAACTCTTCACGGGAACTATTGTTGCCCAAGTCGCGGGTTGAATCGGAGTACACGTACAGGCTTGCGAACGGCGGGCTGCTCACACTCAGATCAACACTGTTGTCAGCCATTTCCGTCATGCGTTCGCACGAGTCGCCAAGCCATAGTGTCCAATCCTTGCCTTTGGCTTCATCGGTCATATACATTTCATCGACCATCATGCGGCCTTTCCGAAAGAGTTCGATTCATTCATCGTCTTCACCAGCTCGTCACTCAAATGAGTGGCCTGCTGTTCCTTGCGGGTGATGTTCTCCGCTATCTCGCGTTCCAAATCGGAAACCACCACATGCACGTCAACCACGCGCTTCTGCCCGAACCGGTAGCAGCGGCGTATCGACTGGTAGTAGGATTCCCACGAATCGTTCAAACCGCAGAACGCCATTCGAGCGCAGTTCTGCCAGTTCAAACCGAACGAAGCCATGGAACCCTTCGTGATCAGCACCGGAATGTTCCCATCAGCGAAGTCAAGGAACGCCTTGGCCTTGTCTTCCGGCGACATGGAGCCTTTCACATTCACACTGCCGGGGATAAGCCTGTTCAGCATGTCCGCCTCGTCGTTCAATCCAGCCCAGATAATCCACTGTTCTTCAGGTTCGTTGTTGACCAGATCGACACACCGGCTCACACGGTCAACAAGCGTTTCCTTACGGACTCTCGCACGCCCGCCGACGCCACCAAGGTCAGCTGCGAACAATTGGCCTTCCGGGATGCTGCCGTGATAGGCGACAACATCAACGGTCTGATTCAATCCGGGCAACTCATATCCCGCATCATCACCGCCAATATCGGACGGCTTGCGCAATGCGATGGCCCATTGCGACATCCACCGCATCATCGGCTTAACCGCGTGACCTTTCAAACGCCAAATATTCCCGTCATGCACGAAATACGTGGCAAGCATCTTCACACGGGTGGCGTATCCAAGGAACTCGGCCTGATTGCATAGTTCCTCCGGGTCGTTCGGTGCCGGTGTGGCGGTACAGGCGAGACGGTATTTCGTATCCCTGAACGTGTCGATCAGCATTTTGCGGGTCTTGCCGTCCGACTGTTTCAGAATCGAAGCCTCGTCCAACACGACCGCATTGAATTTGGACACGTCGAGTTTCGGCACACGCTCATAGTTCGTGATGCTGAACCCGTCCGACACTTCCGACTGGTCATGCACATAACGCACTTCCATGCCGATTGCGGCGCCTTCGCGGATGGTTTGCTGGCATACGGCCAACGGCGCTAGAATAAGCCCCGTCCCATGTCCGGCGCAGACTTGCCGTAACCATTCGAGTTGCATTCTGGTCTTACCAAGACCCGTATCCGCCCATACGGCTGCACGTCCTACTTTGCAAGCCCATGCGACGATACGCTTCTGCCAGTCGAACAGGGATGGGTGGAGCTGCTGCGGGCTAACGGTGATGCCAGTCTCCTGCTCGCGCAGCTCCTTTCTTTTCAGAAACTCCCTATATGGGATGATGTTTGCCATGTTGGTTCCTTTTAGTCTGGATTAGAAATCAGTGTCGTTTCCGAAGTTGCCGAACGTGGAAGGCTGATTGTTGTTCGCTCCCCACGAGTCGGCACCCTGCTGTGGTTGCTGGGTTGGCTGTTGCGGCTGTTGGAAACCGTTAGACGGAACATTATTCGGACTCGGATTGAAACCGCCCTGCGGGGCCGCCTGAGCGCCGCCACGTTGAATCCTCTGCACTTGGGCAGTCGCATTACGAAGACTCGGGCCGATCTCGTCCACGCGAAGCTCGACCACAGTACGTTGAGTCCCATCATTGGCCTGATAGGAACGCTGCTTCAAACGACCTTGAGCGATCACGCCCATACCTTTGTGCAAGGATTGAGCGACATGCTGCGCCATGCCACCCCATACGGAACAGTTCATGAACAGCGTGTCACCATCCTCCCACTGGTTCGTCTGCCGGTTAAACCTACGGTCAGATGATGCGATAGTGAAATTAGCCACGTTCTCACCATTGCTGGTGGAGCGCAGTTCAGGCTCCCTAGTCAGATTGCCAATGATCGTGATAACGGTTTCTCCAGCCATTATGCGGCCTCCTTGACTTCTTCATTCTTTTTGAAACTGTTGATGAACAATTGGGCTTGCCAGTCGGTCAATCTTGCGTAATTCACAGGCATTTTGATACGATTGCCGATGGCTTCGGACTCGCGTCCTGCCGGAATGTTCCCTTGAGCTAGGAGCGCGGCCACCTGTTTGCGTAGTTCCTCGTTCATCGGATTTCCACGCTGATAGCCCGCCAACTGTCCGTCATCATCACTGGTCGCCAGACAGAACAAGGTGAGCAGACTGTAGCGTCGAGCATACGTTTCCGCACTCCCGTACCGTTGCATGAACGGCTGTTCACGTTTGCCAGCGGAATCGCCAACAATGATCGGAACGGGTGCCGCGTATTCGCTCCAAGACTTGCTGAAATCCTGCCAATAGTGGGTAACGACGAACCCGTACCCGTTCGGATATTGGGGAAGATTGTTGTAGTGAATGTCCTGTTCGACGCGGAATCCCAACACTTCGGTCACATAGTTGACCACCGAGCCAAGGTCTGCGTAATCGTATCCGTAGGCTTTACGATTCTTTGGAATCACATTTCCCATTGGTCATCATCTCCAATCAGATGGTTCATCTGCCAGTCAGTGAATCTGATAGGCAGAGGGGTTTTCGGCAATCCTTGGTTGAGCATGTCTTCCAACGGAATATGGTTCTTCCAGTAGAAGCTGAGCCCGTCCAACGCTTCACGGATCTGCTTCACGGCGACAAGTGAGATTTCAGGGTCGTTTTCGGATAGTTCCCAGATCATCCAGTCGTATGGTTCCTGCTTCTCCTGCACGACGAACCTGAACCCCATCGCACCCTGGTATCCGGTTACGAGCCGGTACAGCATCATGTAGAAGGCGGCTTGAATGTGGTAGCCGAACTTGTATGCCGAACCAGTGAAGTCCTGCACGTCATGGCCGGTGGTCTTGTAGTCGTACAGCCACATGACGCCGTCCATGCCGGGATGGTCGGGTAGCCAGTCGACTTTGCCTTTCAGTTCCAGCCCAGTGGCCGGGTCGATGGCGAACAAGGCGATTTCCGGTTTGCCTTCCACGAGACTGTTCATGTCCGGCGCGTAATCCACCATGTTTTGAAGCTTCTCATAGTCGGAACCGGAAAGGATTACCAGATCGTCCGATTTGGCTTGTTCGGCTTGTGCCTTACCGGCTTTGGTGCGCCCGTCGAGTTTCCTTTCGACCTTCGAGCCACTACCGAGAATGAGACTGTGCGCGGCCTTGCCGAACGCCAACGTACTGTTGTCGAGAGGGTTCAGCTTGTGCCATGCGTACGCTCTTGGAGACTCCATGAACTTCTTCAAACCAGTCTGGTCGATTGCCGGATGTGCGAAATACTCCTTGTCCGGCATGTCAACCATGCTGGGAAATTTCACTTCCGTCATGCTTCCGCCACACTCCGTTCCATAATGTGGGCATTATTCCGGTAACGCCACTTCCTGTAGTCCTGTTCGACAAGCGGGAACAACGAGCGGGTGTAAATGATGGCACCATTGCTGTTCTCTTCCAACAAGTCTCCCTTACCGGCATTCAGAACCACGTTCTTCACGACTTGGCCCAGTCCGGTGAGGTTACGCTTGGCGTCTTCTGGATGCTGTTGGGTCATGTATTCCCTGAGCGTGATACGGTAATCCGGTTCGATTGGATGCCAGTCCGACACGTCCAATGATTCCGGGATGGTGTCGTCCGCCAGCAGGTAGGTTCGTCCGAACAAGCTGATCTCGTCCGGTACTTTCGTGTAGGTTTCGCCATTCACGTTGATGGTGTCCATGAGAGTTTTCCTTTCTGTGATTGCGTGCTGGTGGATGGAGTCGAACCATCTGACCGCCGATGAATCGAACGGCTGAGATAGCAGCGGCCACGTTCCTTGCACTAGCAGTGGTTGACGGGAGAGAGTGTGTATGTAAGCGCCTAGAGAAATCGACTTTGGAATATGATTTTTTAGGCTCCCCCGTCAACCGGGTTTTCAATTATGATGGGCCGTCTCTCGACGGCTTCGGACGTGGGCGGGAGTCGAACCCGCGACCCGTAGGGGAAGAAGAACCAGAGACCCCGAGTCATCCAATCCACGTCAAATCCCCAGTCCGGCAATCGCACTAACCGGTGGGGACAGTGGCCGCAACAGGAGTCGAACCTGTTAGGATTCACGCCAATGAATGATGCAAAACCGTTGGAACCCGACCTGAACGGGTTCACGGCCAACATCACGGCAACAGGAAATGTCAAAACCTGAATGCGAGATGGATAAGGTGATTCATGAGTTGTCAAACTTAAGGAGTCCGGCATGAATCCCACAACCATGTGCGGCCAATGCGCCTACGTGATTTGCTGCGCGGTATTGAGTTCGTAGGCGCGTGGATAATATCTGTTTTCAGTTATGGTCCCCACTGGCCGACGAATGAGTGAACGTGGGTATCCTGCGGAACAACCCGATTTTTGGTTGTTTGTTTGGACTGTCAGCCAGCGGGAAGTCTTTAGTCGCGTGGCGCGAATCTGACGATCAGCCACAATGCGGTGGCGATGTACACGCCTTCCACCATGAGCGCGGCGGTGGTGCTGCCGCCATGCCAGGTGAGCATGAGTGTGGATGTGACGATGAGGGCGACCACCGCGAGGGCGAATTTGATGCGGCGGCGCGGGTAGTTCGGCTTCTGCCGCTTCTTCATTGCTTGCATGTCTTCAAGCCAGTAATCATGGTCAGTCATCGTTACCGTCTCCCGTGTTCACTCGCTTTAACGGGAAAGCTTCAGGCGGGAGCGTTTCGCAGACAGTCGGCCACTTCACATACGGTCTATTGCCATTCCAGATGGGATTAGCCGAGTCATCCCATGTGCGCGCCGACCAGTCATCATCGATGTCCTTATGCAGGAGCAGACCATCATTCGCGGTGACATAGAAGCCCCGCTCCTTCGGCTCTTCGGGCAGTGGCTTTTCATACACTTTGACGAGTGATGCGACCTGTGCGACCAGACCGCGCACGGTATTCCAATCGGCTCCGTCGCTTGCGGTCTTCAACTTATCGAAAAGCTGGTCAAGCTTCACCAAAACACTGTCATTCATTCCAATCAAATCCTTTCGTCGGTTCCAAGCCTGTCGGCCTGAAACAATTCCTCCCATGCGTCAGAAACGTTTCCGCAAGCCCACAGGAAACAAGCTTGCGCAAACTTCTGTAGACAACGCTCTGAGCCAATTGCAGGTCTTCCGCGATCTTGTACGAACTGGTACTGAAACCGGCCTCATACTTCATGCGAAGCGACTCGAACACTCGCTGCAATACCGGCTTATCCCGCTGATAGTCACGTTTGGTCTTATGTCTGACCCGTTCAATCCAACCCGCGTTGGCGGCGAGCATGGCATCCAAGTCGATGCCCGTCTGGACGCTCCACGCGACATCAGGCTGAGCGCCGGTCATTCCGAAACCTCCCGTGAACTCTCGCACACCTGGTCGTAACGGTCGAGAAGCTTCGACTTCTTGTACGTGACGGTCTTGCCGCCCTGATAGTCGGCGCACACCCTGTACAGTTTGTCGAACTTGTCCGCTCCAAGCTTGAGATACCTGGCAGCTTCCTGCCTGTCGAAAATCTCCTCTTCGACAACAACCTTCCTGTCTGTCAAAACCTGCTCCTATCTTGATTGGCCGTGAACGTCAGCGGCCCATTGGATGAACGCGCCTAGTTTCGATTCGGGAATCTCATACAACGTGCTCGTCTTGAGTCCATCTTTTTCAACGATTGACCCGCCTTTCCGATCATTGATACGGAAGACGCAGTGCCCACCCTCGTCAAGAACGAACTCATGCGGTGGCGCCGGAGGATTCAACAACGTCATGCCGCCACCTCCGCGTCAAGCACTCGCTCGAAACTTTGTTCGGACAACCGCTGGTGGATAAGCGCCAATCCCTTGCGTGTCAGCTTCGGGGTTGGCGGATAGGCGAATGGCGTGCCATCCTTGTGGATTCCGTGGGAACGGGAGGACACCATGACCATATGGCCTTGCCTCACGCGACTTGACGCCGCGCACCACGACTGGTTGGACTGCCGGTAAATCCAACCGTTATCCACAAGCCATTGGCGCAGCTCATGCTCACCGATCTGAATGTTGGAATTGTTGCTTAGGAGTTTCGCTGCGTCACGGACAAGCAGAACATCGGGAACGTTCGTGAAGTCATCCAACGCCTTAGCTTTCGTCTCAAGCTCCTTGATCTGATTGTCCTTGGCTTGAAGCTGCTGGTTCTTGCGTTCGATGGTCTTCTGTGCGACGAGCACGGCACGGGCCATAATGTCTTCATCGGAATCAGCATCGGAAACACGGATTGCACCACCCTCGTTGAAATACTTGTCAAGGGCTTCGGCGGCTTCTTGCTGGTAGACGGTCACGTTACGGCGGGCATGTTCATCCTTGAGACGGCTCGTGTCGATGGTCGCAAGCCACATCGTCAGCGTCTTCCGGCTGACAGCCATCATGTCGTACCGTTTACCGTCAGCACCAGTTGTGCGTATCATACGCACAACTGCCCAAGGCGTTCTGTTAAGCCGTTCCCTCTGGCCGTTGAATGCAATCCCGATGTTTTCGCAGATCGGCTTCAACGCCGCATAGATCTCCCCGTCATCCAACTTCTGCGCGATCATCACGCTCCCGTTGAACGGGACTTCGACGATATCGTTGCTCATTTGGTTGCCTCCGCGTAGAGAATGTCGATCATGTCGGTGGTGTTGTATTTGGCTTGGAGTTCCTTGGAGCCTCTGCGCATGGCTTTCACCAAATCTTCTGAAAGAATCGCGTTTCCAGTATCTCCGTTCTTCGCATCCTTTGGGATGATGGCGGTGAACATGTCCTCTGGCAGTTTTGTGAGGAGGCTTAGCGTTTTAGTGGACATGCCTAACTCTCCTCGCAGATTGTGCAGGTAGCCGTTGTCGGTGAGGTATTCAAGCTTCTGTTGTCTGGTTTCATTCATTTGGAGCCTCCTTAGTATGCGACTGCTTCGATGCGGGTGATGAAGAAGTGGATGCCTGGAGCGCATTCGTTCCACCGGTTGGTGTCGAAGTTTTCAACGTGCACGGTTTCGCCTTTTTTGTACGTGAAGTCTGTGTCGTATTCGCTGTATGCCGTGGTGTCCGGTGGGAGGCTGTTGCCTTGCTTGTCTTGCAGGTCAAGCACTCGCGCTGTGCTGGCGCGGCATTTGCGCCCAGTGCCGTTGGAGCGTTGCGCGTCGGCCGGAATGAGGAGCTTTACGATGACTGGTTTCGGTGGCATTGTGTCGTCTACGTATGCTTTTTTCCAGCCGATGATGTCGCTTTCGTCCGGGAGGATGCTGGTTTTGGCGATGCTGAGTTCTACATGGTTGGCATCGCGCAGGTCGGCGTGGCACAGGTCGGCACCGCACAGGTTGGCACCATGCAGGTCGGCACCGCGCAGGTCGGCACCATGCAGGCAAGCGTAGCTCAGGTCGGCACCATGCAGGTTGGCGTAGCTCAGGTCGGCACCATGCAGGTTGGCACCGCACAGGCAGTCGAATCCATATTCTCTGACGATGGCTTCGATGTTGTCGCCTTCGAGGATGCCTTGAGGTGTGGTGATTTTCATTGTGGTTCCCTTGACGTGTGTGGTTAGGCGGTTTGTTTGATTTGTGCGATTTCGCCGGGTTGGAAGCCGAATGCTTTGTAGAGTCCTATGAGCATGAGTGGTGTGCATTCGTTGGTTTTTTTGGCTCTGGCTAGGACGCTTTCGCTGACTCCTATTGCTCCGGCGAAGGCTTCGTCTGTTTTGAGGCCGCTCATTTGTTTGGTTCGGTCTAGGAAGCCGTCTCGGAACTGCATTTTGTATTCAGCCATCAGTGATTCCTTTCGCAACCTTGAATTTCTTTTTGCAACTTGTGGTTACATCATGCAACAGGTTTTTTTATTTCGCAACTCGCTCGGCGTGTTGACTTGCAACCGCTTTGGTTGCATAATGAAACCATGAGCAAAGAAACATGGTTCAAAGAAACAGTCCAAGACGACACCATCGCCGAAGTAGCCCTCAAAGCGGGAATCATCAAGACAACCGCTTGGAGGCAATACAACAATGCCCTTGGGTTCAGCGCCGAGAACGTCATTCTTATTGCCCGCGCCTACCACAAGTCCCCTGTAGAGGCTCTGGTTGAGTTCGGATATATAAGAGCCGACGAGATGGCTAACGGAAGGACCGTCGCAAGGCTGCATGACGCTTCGAATGACGAGCTACTTCAGGAACTCGCACGCCGTCTCAAGGAAAACGCTGACGCCGACTGGGTGAACAGTCCGATCATCTACCGTGAAGAGTTCGACATGGCCGCGAACGACGATCCGAACGCGAGACTCGAAGCCGAAACACCTGAAGACTGACGACAGCAATGAATATGGCGGCGGTATTCACTCGTGATGCCGCCGCCTAATAATACGAAGGGAACAATGTCTCGAATCACCATCGACGTTTTGGAACGTCAGGCCGAAGCCATGGGTTTGAAGGTTTTGGAATCCGATATTCCCGGCACCACCTGCGGCCTGTACTGCGACCGGCTGCGGACGATATGGCTTGCCGACTGGCTGAACGACCGGCAGAGGCTCTGCACCCTATGCCATGAGCTTGTGCACGCGAAGTACCGTGATCTTGGCTGCGGCACGCGGTTCGGCGCGAAGTGCGAGCGTAGGGCGCGACGCGAGACGGCGTTGACGTTGATAAGCCCGGCCGAGTTCGCCATGGCCGAACGGACGTGGGACGGCGACACCTGGCATATGGCGGCGGAGCTGGACGTGACCATGCAGGTTCTCGCGGATTACAGGCAGATTCTCAAGGATGGCCTGTTCGAGAAACGCCCATGATTCATCAGCCATCAATTGGGGGGATAATCCTTGTTGAGACATATTGCAGGAAAGCAAGGAGGACATCATGGTTCCTATATTCGTTATCGCCGGTATCGCCATCGGTATGGCCGCGTTCGTTCTGCTGATCCAGATGGCCGTGCGGAACGGCATTCGCATGTCCGGGTTGATTGACTGGCGTACCCAATACGAGTTGGAACGCATCGACGATGCGGACGGCGGCAAGCCGACGTTGCACGAATTGTATGAGATTACGGCCAAGACCGATTCCGCACCAGATGCCATCGAGCGGAATGTGAGGGCGAAGGCTCTGGACTATATCGAGTCGCGTAATTCCATCCATGTGCGAAATTGTTGGATTGTGATTGGAGTCGCTGTCGGCGTATGCTTCCTGGCTATGATTATCACTCTCGCCAGCAGTCCTATGTGAACCATGTTTTTCTCGTGCCCGTCTGTTTTGTTGCAGGCGGGTTTTTCATACCCTCTTTCTGACCGTTTGTGCTTTTTAATTGGCAAAATCATGACAAACGCACAATGTAAGAAGAATGTATAACCATGTACATACTTATATACATGTAACTGGAGCTACACCGACAAACTATCAGTATCTACTACCCGACAGTAGTTGTAATTATATCCATGTGTAGAGTTAGAGTTATAGGCGAAAGTAGCAAAAAGCCCTTGCCGCTCTCGAACAGCGACAAGGGCAATCGGAAAACCAGTTTGCATAGATTCTCCGTGCATCAGCATAGCGCTAGGCATGGAGGGAAAGACACGTGGAAAATATGGGCTACAAGAACATGCAAGCCGTATACGACGTCAACCGTGCCGGACGCATGGCGATACGACGCGGCGACAACATGACTCTCAACAAGAACGCCGAACTCGTCCTCATGTTCATGGCTTCGCAAACATACGATTGGGATAGCGAGAACAATTGTCCTCCAAAGAAACTCATGGATAAGAAAGTGCCATGCCGCTATTACACGCTTGGATGGCGTGCTATCTCAGACTCGCTTGGAATGGTGATGCTCACTCCCGAACAGGCGATGGGCGGTAATGCGGAAGCGAAGATGAAGACCCGTGAGAACAGTATCCAGAAGAGCATCAGCGATGCCTGGGTGTTCCTGCGTGATCGCGGCATCATTAAGACCATCGAACCTGCTTCGCTTGGTAAGAACGCTGGGTTTCTGCTCCTACTGGGCGACGATGCGGAGAATGCCGCAGTGGAACGATGGGCCAGGGAGTGCCTTGGCGTCTGA